GTAATTGCTCTCCAGCTACCTGATACTGGTGAAGTACCTGTTAGGTAATAGCCTCCGTTGAAAGTTACTTTAGACATGGCAAGGTTTTTTCTTTATAAATAGATCACTGACAGTGATAGTTAAGGTACCTCTGCAGGGCTTTAGCATATGTAGTACCTTTATCTTTAAGTTTTCCTCTAGCCGCTCTTACTTTAGAGCATGAAAGCTTACCTAACCTCTTTTTGAGAATGCCAGGATTCATAGGATCGTGAATTCCTTCTGTTAGCACTTCTGCTGCTAGCTCTTGAATCAAGTTCTGGAATTCAGATTTTTTCATTACTCCTTATCTTTGATCGGGCCTCCGATCACCCAGGCGTCACAGGTTCTAGCAGCTGCACACTTGAACTTTAAAAAGCGGCAGTAACCAAGCTGACCGGCATCAATAACATCGTAAGGATCTTCCGAACCCATGTCTGATCCGATGCCCTTAGCGATACAGTCTAAAGTCTTAGAAGTAATATCGAAGGCAGCACAAGTACCGCACACCATATTCTTAAGCTCTTCAGCCGTATCGACCTGCCACATATCCATTTTCTTCTTCCAGAATTTTTCGTTCTTCTGGGAAGGGTCAGCAGGGCCGTATCCGTATTCGTCAATGGCTTTCTGTCTGTTCTCAAGATTGAGATCGATGTTTTGGGTGGCAGGAGGACATTTAACCTCTGCTTCGCTGATGAGTTTACTTAGCTTCATCTTGCTTAACGATTTGATCGTAATGATCCATTGTTAGAGTTTCACCCTCTACAGAGAGTCTGATAGCGTTATCGGCCATAAAGTGTAGATCTACGTCTGCCTGGGCGTCTTCTCTGGCGTACTCTAGAAGTCTGATGAATAAGGGAATATCAAAAGTAACTTTATCTTCCGGGTTGTTCTCTTCTAAGAGGAGGTCTATTAGTTTCATTTCTTTTCTTTTTTAAGAATCTCTCTTCCAGCCTTAACAGCATCTTTGAAAGCTTTACTGTTTGGGTGAGAAGGTTTCTCTCCTCTAGCTTTTTGTGCACGGATATTAGCCCATAGTCCGGGCTTCTCCTTGATTACCTCTAGGAGTAGCTCTCGCATAAAAGCGTGCATAGCAGATTTACTTACCTTGGCCACGGTACTTCTTGGTGTAGTTCTTGCTAGTTTTTAGAACTGAAGTCTTAGTCTTAGAATGTACCCCCGGTCTGCTGACCTTCGGCCTGTCCTGGAATGTTGAGACCGCTTGAGACTTGATCTTAGCCATTACTTGACTTTGACTACGTCTGCTTTAAGGACTTTAACTCTTTTTCCGTCGATGATTGCAACGGCCTTCTTTCCTAGGTTAGAGACGTATTTCTCAATCTTTTTTCCCTGGTAGTATTCTCCTGGAGCTAATGTCTCAGCTTTCTTCTCTGCTTTAGGAGCAGGGGTTGCTACTGGTGCTTCGATAACTACTGGCTCTTCAACTACTGCTACTTCTTCAACTACCAGAGTCTCTTCTGGAGTTACTTCAGCTACTACTTCGTCGATAATCTCGTTATCAGTTTGCTTTTTCTTTGCCATGTTTAAAAATTTTTATAAGTAAATGACCGGAACCTTTAATGACACGATGCCAATCGTGCCTTTGTATAAATAGCTTATCTCCCGGCCAGAGCAGGATCGGGAGTTGATCGTCAAATTGTATGTGCCATTCATAACCGCATTCCAGTATATGAATCTCGCGATCCTCATCGTCTCTATGCCAGTACAGCTCTTGAATATCGATATCGCTATCAAACTTTCGAATGACGTAATGTTCGCCATTCTCATCGATTCCGCTTTCTAGATCGATGTACGGACGATCACCAGAATCCTCCAAAGCTTGATTTGAGTCCGATAAGCTTGGCGTACCTTGGTAGTCTGCAAGACCAGTACCCGGGCTTGGTTTTGTCGTTTTTAGTAGCGCAGTTATGACGGCTGGCGAAGTTCCGGCGTGCTTCAGGATTGTTGATCTTGGCAGTCAGTCCTGTAGTACCTCCGAAGTTGACTTTGATGATCTTTCCTGTCTTAGGGTTACGAGTATAAACGTAGAATTTCTTAGGTCCTCCTCTTTTGGGTTTGTTTAGAGCTACTTCTGATCCACGGTACTTAGCCTCTGCTAGAGCCTCGCTTGTGATATCAACTACCCAGATGTCCGGGTCTGTATCCTTGCCTGAAGAAATGAGGCTATGTAGGATATCTTCTCCTACTACGATTTCGTATTTTACTTGACCGGCTTCCTGGTACTTAAGCACTACTGGCATCTGGATTTGATCGTCGTCTGAAAAAGTAACTGTTTCTTCTCCTGATAGATCAGCCATCACTGGATCGATGTCTGTGTATTTGGCTGTATATCCAAATCCTCCGGCTGCTTTTGAGATGTCGGAAAGCTTCTTCCACTGCTCCTCACCCATCTTCTGGATCTGAGGATTGGTAGAGGCTTGCTGCCAGGTTGCTTCTGCATCCGGAATTATAAAGCTAATTTCTCCAATCATTGGGAAATCTAAAGGTACTTGCTTGCCTTCAAACTCTGCGTACTCTCCTACCTCGGTTTCAAATAGAAGTTCCATATCTTCTAGGCAGAGGCACCGTAGTAGACCTTCATTCATAAGAAGACGTGCCTGACGGATGGTAGTAAAGTATTGTTCTGATCCTGGACGGTAGATGTTCTCGTATAAGGGAGTACCGGTCTGCAAATGGTAGCGAAGACCTTCTGTTAATACCGCAGTAACTTTTGACTCAGTTAAAAGCATTGGAGTTTCTTTATAAATAGTTACTCCAGGTGCTTCTTAAGGTGCTGTAGGTACTCGTTGACGTTCTTCGTAATTTCGGCTTTCTGCTTGGCAGAATTATTATTCCAATCTTCTATCGTTCCGTCTTCGGTTACAAAAGTCATAGATTCGTTAATCTGCTCTTGAACCCATTGCTCAAGTCCTTGTGCCCAGGCCTGCATGTTGCCCTGCATCATCTGCTTTTCATACTCCTTGTAGAGGCCGGCTCTACGTAGACCGGCTTCCATATCAACGGTACAGTCAAAGCAGAAGCCATGGATTTTGTACATCTTCTTGGCTAGGTGATGATTCATTGAACCACCGCAGGAAGGACAAGTTAACGGTATTTGAGTTAGCTTTTTAGCAGCATCTAACTTGGTAACATTTTGTTTAAGACCGTTTTTAATGGTCCATGCTCTACCATCTTCTTCCCAGACGTCACCTTCGCTATGCTTTTCTTTCGCTTTCTCGTACCCGGAACCAACCATGGTACGGGATGTAAAGTTTTTAGAAATAATGTTTCGGGCCCGATTTACAGCCCTTTCATCAAATTCTTTCTTCAGATGGCTTGACATAACCTAACTTTTCTAATCTTATAATAACGTTGGATGGGTCTCCGTTTTCTGGATGGTAGATTCCTACACCTCCTGCATCTATCCATCTCTGAATGGTATCTTCCCTATCGTCGATTAGGATATCATCGGGTCCTGTACACTCTAGATGCTTTTCTTTAGCCGGACGGAAGATGATCGGAGGAATAGGTTCTAATTCCCTATTTGCCCATTCTACCTTACCGTCTCTTGAAGACTGTTCTTCAGAGGGGGCAGTTAAGAGAGTTGGGTTAAAATCTCTAATGTGTTCCCATAGCTGTAGGCCGTGCGGGGTCCATTCCATTCCTTCCCAAAAGATCTGACCGATAGGTGCAATGACGCTCCAGAAGCCTCCGTCACCTTTTTTCTCCTTGTACTCGTTTGGATGCATACCGAAGTAATGGTCAAAGCGGCCTACAAAATCCGTAAGCACGCCATCCATATCACAGAATAGTTTGCCTTTTGGTTTTGGATTTTGCTCCTCTTCAGTAAGTAGTAAGTCAGCTAACTTGCCCATTTTATTTTAAGTTTGGAATACCTCCGATTTGGGGAATTCTGCTCTTCCAAAGATCGTAAATTTTTTGCTTATTTGCAACTGTTATAATTTCACCCTGTACTAGGTCTTCTAGGTACTGGTCAACGGTTGACTGGAAGTCTTTCTTCTCGTACTTTGACTTTGTATGCAAGCCCTGGATGTTAGCATCTACTTCTTTAGGAAGCATGTAATACTTGTACCATATCTCCGGGTTCTGACGAATAGCTCTTCTTCTAGCTTCGTCCTTTCTCATCCACTTATCCGGGCGAACTTCTACCCCGGATTGGGTTAGGTGTTCGGTTTCGTGACGAATAAGATCGGTTAAGATTGGTTGGATTTGTTGAAGCATATTAGTCCCGTCAGCCGGATTAAAAGCTAGTATGATATCGATTTCTCCTTCATCGGAACCGGCTTCACCGTCGATGTGGAATTTGCCCGGTGCTACTTGGTCGGTTTGAGCAAATTTTAAACTTACCCCTACATTTACCGGCTTGCCGTCTTCTGTCTTAGTTCCTTTCTCGCTTTTGCTTGTAAACTCTCCCAGGTATGCTGATTGATATTCGTTGTAAAGCATAGCTCCTAAAGGAGACATTCCGTATTTTTCAGCAAACTCTAAATCCTTTTTAGTAGGCTCTCTTTTGGTCTTAACGTTATATCCTTTTAGCTTTTTACCACTAATTAAGACATTAAGAGCATCGTTAACAGCTCTTCTAACGTCAGCAACGATTGAACGGTATTTGGTACCTTCTTCCAGGCTATCTTCCTTCTTAATCGAATCTTCGTACTCTCTCATGAGCATGCTACCAAGGAAATGAGCTTCCTTTTCAATATCATTTAATGTAGAATCTTCCTGGGTGTTGGTAGTAGTAAAAGCTGGTAGACGATCTTCTAGGTTCTGCATGTGATGAATCATCTCATGGCAGAATGAACGCAGTACATCTTTAGGGTGACGTCCTGTTACATACAGCACGACTTCTTTCTTAGTAGGATCGTAGTAAGCAGTCCTACCAAAAACGTTAGCAGCGTTTTCTTCATCTTCTCTAGTTTTGATCTCCGGCAGCGGTAATACCGTCATACCCTTCTTAATCATATGCTCTAGAATACCAGCGATATAAGGTACGTAGTTGATAGCTGCTGCAGTATCCTGGTATTCGTCGATAGGTTTCTGCTCGGGAGTGTAGTCAGCTGGTCCCATCGGTAGAGCTTTGTTGTAGTACATCGGGGTAATAACGATCGATTGACCGTTAAAGTCTACGATCACATCGTCCGGGGCAAGCTTCTGGAAGTATGCGGTAAGGTTTTGCATTTTCTGACGAATCTCAGAAGGTACTACGGCAATCGGTGCCATGGGAGTTCCCATGGTTACTTCAGAAGTTTCTTCTTCTTTCTTTTCTGCTTTTTCTTTTGTACCTTCTCCTAGGAAGCTGTTGAATACATCGTCGATGGCTTCTGCCATTTTGTACTCTGGGGTTGCTTTTAGGATTCCTAGTACTGTTTTTTTATCGTCTGCTGAAAGTTCTTCAGGCATCCATTGACCTGCTTTTAGGTAGTCCATATCTGTTCTAATTGTAGTAGCAGATAGCTTTTCTTCGTTGATCGTTGACACAATTTTTAATTTTGCTCTATCGTAGAGATTATCCTTATTGAGCTGTAGAGCTTTAAACTTAGCTAGATCTGCCGGGTCAGTAGAGGAACCTACTAAGTAGTCTTGTTTTTTGTTAGCTTCGATTTCCTGGTAGATTGAAAGGATAGGGGTGACCGGTGCTATTTCAATTTCAGTGGGCACACCTAAATACTTGGCATAGATCCCCCAGATATCTTTTGACTGCTGAGCTGTAATTATTTCTCCTTTTCTGATTGTACCACCGATGTAGATCTTAATTGAATCTACGTCCTTGGCTAGCTCTTTAGCGATGTGGAAGTGACCGCGGTGAGGGGGTTTGAATCCACCTCCGTAAAGTCCGATGGTGCTTTCTTCTCCTTCTGTTAGAGTTTGAGCAACTTGTGACAAAGCCTTCTCTTTATTATCTCCTTTAGGAGTACCTACTTCACCGGATTTAACCGATACCATCGAGCGGAAGATTCCTGCTACGCGGTTCTTACTTCTAGGATTGGTAAGCGATCTTGTTATCTGGTCTAAAAGCTTTTCAAAGGGCTGATTAAGATCAAAATCCTTTAATAGGTTCTGTACGTCAGACCAGTTATTTGATTTCCAGATTTCCTCTCTAGCTACTTCTTTAAAGTTGTCTAGGGTTACTTTTCTGAGAGTTAGATTTACGCTAGAAAGGTTAAATTCGTATTCCTGATTTGCTTCTAAGGGGGGTAGATTTTTAATTCCCATACGGGCGAATACTTCGGCCGGCTTCTGCTCTACTAATGCAGTCTTAACTAGTCCTAAGATTAGACCCTGCACTTCGGCAGGTAGGTCTAAAAACGAGTTCTTAAACTGGTGTTCGGTTTCAGAAAGAGAAACCATAACATCAACTTGAATAGTTTCGCCCGGTGCTCCTTTGATTGGGTAGAGTACCGAGATAATCTCTCCGGAGTTATAAAATTTCTTACCTTTATACCGATCGCTTTGGAAGGGCATAATTAGAGAGTCTGGCATCTTAGATACCGTGTCGATGATTGCTTGCTTGGCAAGCTTCTTATCACCGTATTCAAAGGTACTAATAACGTCTAAGTCTCCGAAGTCGGCTTTAGTGCCAGCTTTAACGCTTCCAGATAGACTTGCAGCTTTGTAACCAGGGATTTTCTTGAGAACTTTATTCTCAAAATCATTAAACGTATCTTGGACGTCTTGCTTTTTAATTCTATTTCCTCCGGCTACACCGCTCATTGTACTTTATATTTTACTAAATTAGAATCGTCTGGAAGGAACTTACCTTTGAGCTGCAGTCTCTCCTGATTTGCAATCCAGTAGTCCTGTAAATCTTCCGGAATGTCGGCTCTAGTGCTGTCAAGAATCTTGAGGTAGATATCGTAGACCTTATTTAGATCCTGCTCACTTAGATTGTTTTTGAGAGCCTCCATAACACTGAAGTAGTTCTCTAGAATCTCGGAAGTAAAGTCTGCTTTGTAGAGCTTGTTTAAAAGCTCGATAGCTTCAGTTGGAGATTTAGCTTCTATTTCCTGGGTGTCTCTATTCTTAACTCCGTAGTTGTGAGAGAAGATATATCCTTTATTTGCAAATAGGGCAACCAGTAACTGGGTACGGTGCAATCCTTTCACATTTCCAGAATAAACGCTAGAGTAGTAAGCAAATTTAAGCCAGTCAACATCCCCGACATTTATATCGATTTGAACGTTGCTATCTAGCTGCTCTCCTGCTTCGTTGTATTGAGGAGCTTGCAGGAATAATGCACCCGAAGCTGAACCTTTTACGTCGACAGCAAGGTCGGTATCAGCATCTTGGATCTTTTCAGCAATAGCAACAATCACAGCTCTTTTCATAAGCTGCTCTTCCGAGGCTGTTCTTGATCTCTTTTTGAAGAGTTCGAAAAGCTCCTGGACGTGCTGCTGATCTAGACCCCAGTCCTGAATCTTATCAAAGCTTTTATCGGAAATCGCTAAATCGATATCTCCAGAAACCTCCTTCTTACCTACAGATCCTAGGGTCTGCATTTGACGGAAGTGAGGTTCTGCTTGAGGAAATAATCTCTTGAATTCTTTTAAAAAGTTTAAGAGGGTAGGCTTGATGTCCTCCCTCTTAATCTTGTCTGTGGTTCCGAATACGTTTCCTCCCATTTTGTGCTATTTATCACCCTAAAGATAGGCTCTTTATAAATAGCTTACAACTTTACCGATAGAGGATATGTCTGAAAGGATGGTTCGTCAGCAGGATGCTCTAAAAGGTATAATTTGTAAATGAGTTGAAACAGTTCGAAGTTTTCATCGATGTTATCAACTACTTTAAGCTCCCAGCCCTTACCTTGGAATGCTCCGTCTTTGCTAGAGGTAGTTCTCTTGGTTGATTTTAGCCAGATGATACCTGTCCGGTCGATTTTCTGACCGTACATCTCCTCCCAGGCCTTGGCATAGGCCGACAGCTGTAACTCGTGAGACTTATGCAAAGAGTTAGAGGTCTTGATATCTAACAGCCAAACCTCATCACCGATCTTAGCGATGATGTCAGCAGTACCGGCGTACTTATGGACGTCCGAGAAGGTAAACTCTTCTGTAGCGATGACTTCAGGAGCCATAGCCTTCCAAGCTTCAACGAACTTATTGATCATCTGCCATACCAGCAGCGAGTACTTAGCCTTGCCGTAGTCATCCATCCATTGGACTTCCCCGCCTTTGATCAGCTCTTCGGCTGCGTTGTGGACTGCCGTCCCCTCTTCACCTGCCCTTCTCATAATGAGATCGGCGTTATGACCTACGTCCTTAATCCACTGCTCAAAGAACTTATTCTTAGGCATGTACTGCAGGATCGTAGTAACGGAGGGGTAATAAAGGCCTTCGCTTCTTTTATAAACCCGGCGGTCCGGTAAAGTGATCTGCTTTAGCTCTCCGTCGAACTTAATGCGTTTTTGCTTATGCTCTAAAAGAAAATTGGAACCTGGATAAATCATACGAATGCTAATTTGTATCTTAGGAGGTCGCTGAAGGTTAGCTCCTGGGATTGTTGGATATGGTGGGTGAAATTAGTAAAACCCATTTCGGAAGGATCTTTATCGACCATGTCAACAAGGAACACTCTTTTACCCATAGCAAGGAATTGCTCAGAGTATCGTAGCGCACTTTTTAAAGCATCTTTATCCAACGCTATATAAATGTCTTGAACCTTGTTAGACACTAATTTCATTAATAAACTCTTAGATAAAGATTTACCTAAGATTGGAACGGCATTACGTTTAACAGCCATGGCATCGAAGACTCCTTCAACCAAGATGACGGGCTGGTCCCAGTTAATCATATTTTCAAACCCTACTATATCCTTGGATGCAGAAGGATTCTTATATTTAAAATAACTATTTTCAAATGTTCTACCAACAAAGAAGTTTAGCTGATTATTATCATCGTATGAAGGTACGATAATTCTACCGGCATATTCTCCTGTTGTGCAGTAGCCTATGTTATACTTAATAAAATCGTTCTCTGTCAAACCTCTCCTGTAGAGGTAGTTTCTGATCTTATTTGCAATTACTGAGGTCTGAGAGGCAGTAGCTAGTGCTTGAAATTCTTTAGGAAGTTCTACAAACGTTACCTCGTAGTCAGCTGTCTCTCCTTTTCTAACGTACTTAAGCACTTCATTAGCTTCCTCTCTTGAAAGCTTCATCTGTCTTAGAAGCGATTTAATGGTACGACCTCGGGTATTGCACACCCAGCACTCCCATGGATTTTCCCCCTTCTCGTTGGTCGAGAGTTTAACCTCTAGCTTAGGTTTGCGATGATTACAAAACGGACAGCTAAAAGCATAGTTATCCCGAGCTCTCTTATGAGACTTTCCGAGTACGTTTTCAACTGCGTTTAATAAAACAGGGTTCTCCATTAGGAGGTATTAACTAGTTATAACCTTAATATAAGAACGAAACCGTTCCGAACCAACTTAATAGTCGATTAATTTTATCTGACCGTCGGCGGTTGCCATTACGTTGTTATCATCTCCGTACATATCAACATCTTCAGGGTCGACTCCGGCTTGAATCATTTCCTGTCTTGCACCGATAAAGACCTTCTGTAGGTACGGGGATAGATTTGAAAGTATGCTCTTATCTCCTTCCATAAAGAACTCATCTAATATACGAACGTTCTTTTTAATTTCCTGAGAGTATTCTTGCGGTAGTGGTTCTAAGTTCTCAACCTGGTACCAGCCTCCTTTTTCCATCTCCACTGCCTTGCCAACGTTTGCCAGGTATTTAAAGCTCTTACCTTGAGCCTTGAGCATAGCCTGCATTTCGATGTCATCCTGAGTAATTTTTACTAGGTAGCCTTCTTTAGGTTCGTATCCGAATTCCGGCACAGGATTGGGTGCATTATAAACAACCCCATGAGATCCTCCCCCTACATAGGTAACTCCGGCTTTCTTAAAAGCATCTTTGATTTTAGAGTAAGTGCTCTCAGTAAGAAGGGCTTGTATTAGTTTCATAGAAAATCTTTCCTGTAGAATTTACCTAGGATGTTATCATTGTAGTATAAAGGATTATTCTCAATAGCATCGTATTTAAATAAATATTTACACTCAAAGTAAGTAAGCATCTTTTTGGAAGATACAAACTCTAGGATTTCTTTCTGGAATTCTTCTTTAGGGTAGGTTCTAGTTAGGGTTAGAAACTCTTTATTTGATCCATAGTAACTATCCCAATCACTTTCTTTGGTAACGAGCTTGGTAGTTGGCTTGCGGCCAGGACCAGTCTGTTCGGCAATCTCTTTTTTAGTAAGTTTTACCTTGCGGGTAAAGTATACGACTTTTTTGCCGAGGTATTTTTTGTTGGTAGGGGTGTGAGTAATCTGATAGATAAATCCGTAAGTGCCTTCCGGCATGTCAGAAATCTCAGTGATACCCCTACCCTTATAAGTCCAGGTAGGTTCAGTCATAGTTTTAAATGTCTAATGTAATGACGAAAGTCATATCGTTATACCTTGACTTAGGTATAGGTTGACCTAACTTTCCTACTGCTATAAGTTCGTTAGAATCATTGTATAATCCAACTGTTGTTACATAAGGTTGGAAATAACTTCCGGTAGCAAAGTCATAAATGTCTCCGTTGCTTCCTGATTTAATTGAAGGATTCTGAGAGTAATTAAAGTCCTGTTCTCTTACTCTGCATTTGTAGTTATGGGTATATACTTCGTAGGTAGATTGCCAATGCATACTGTAGCTCGGTAGAGACTGTATCGAAGAGATTGAGGCTGAATCGGTTAGTATTGCAAGACCGTGAGGGTAGATTATATCTCCAATTTTTGCAACACTACCGCTTACTAGTAGTTTACCTTCTCCGTCATCGTATATAATAAAGCTTCCTGAGGTTGATCCTACTACATAGCCAGGACTAACGTAACCTCCTGAAACGTAAGCAGAGATTGCTGCTTCAGTTCCTAGTGAAAAGGTACCGGGTTTGATTGCAGACCCTACAATGTTACGAGGAATACTAACAACTAGTAGATCGTTAGAAATAGCTCGAGACATACTAGGCTGTATATCAGTTTGTTTGTAGTCTTCAAAAGAGCTACTAGTTTCTGCTCCTGTAAAAACACCGGAGTAATATAGATGTTTTAGGGACCTGTGTATTAGGGTGTTGTATTCCGAGTTAGATTGACCGCTAGTATCTGATAAAATCGGGCTAAAGATACCCGTATATGATCCTGTAGCTTCAGCTGTAAAAGTTTCGATGCTGTAGTCTTGCAGACTAGCGCTACTAATAGACCAGCTCTTATACGCGGTATAAGGAGTTACGAATGCATCCTGTTTGTTTAGCTTTATAAATGCACTCATTCATTTAGAAATCAAGCTTGATTCTGATAAGAGCTTCTTTAGTAAAGTCTTTTAGTAGAGGTCTTGATAGTTTAGCTACTGCTACAAGCTCGTTATTATCATTATACATACCTACTGTTGTGATGTAGCTCTGCGGAGTATCTAACATACTGCTAATTCTAAGATCCCCGGATCCTGTAATGTAAGAAGGGTTAGTAGAGTAGTTGAACTCGCTGTTTCTTACTCTAGCAAAAACAAACTGAGAAGTTACTGTTTCTTTGTAATTAAGTTGGAATGAGCTACCTGAGTTAATTAGTTGGAAAAGCTTTCCAGGATTACCTGCATTTGTAGTTCCTCTAGTAGTACCAAGTGCTACGCCTTCCGCAGTACCGCTGATATCAAGTGCTGCTCCGTTTAGTAGGATCACTCCGACGTCTGGAAGGAATAGTCCGTAAGATCCTGAAGTACCTGTATATCCATTTGCATTAACTCCGGTGTAGGGAGTGCCGTTAGATCCACTGACCACTTGGTAGACTCTACCTGCATCATTGTAACTTACTGTAGTAACTGCCGCGCTATTGTCTGTTAGCTTTAAAGTTTTATTGCTCGTATTCTTTAAAGTTAAATTAAAAGAAGCTGGCAGTAGAGATTCTTTGAATCTGTCTCTATCAATAGCAATAGCGTAAAAATATTCTTGATTTACTCCACCAAAGCTAAATGAGGTTTCTTCGTCTCCTAACACTAATGTTCTATACTGTCCGTAGATTGTAGAAGAAGGTGATTTACCTACAACAGAAGGGTTATAAGGAGCAGATCCTGAACCGTCTAAATCGCCGTAAGCAATTGAAAACTGTACTGCTGCGTTTTCTAAAGTTGAACCTGTCTGGTATACATCGTAGTAAAACTTACCTGACTCTAGATTAGGTTGAGTAGAGGATGTAAAGAGAGTTGAAAGTATGGGATCTCCTGTTGACCAAACCGGGGCTGATACAGCTTCGGAAGCGATTACTAAGTCTTCGGCGTCAAATCTTTTAAATGACATATGCTATTAATTTACTTTTGTAATTGTTACAGGAATGGTCACTCTAGCTCCTGAATCTCTGCCGATAATGGTTAGAGTGGTTTGTAGCTGGGTATTGGTTCCAAATAGAGTGTTTACGTTTGTAGCTGTGATGTTCAGGCTAGTTCCAATTACAGTCTTAGATACATTTGTTCCAAGAGTTGTAGTGTTATTTAGTCTATTTGCTTCTTCTGTGTTGATTCCTACTCCTTGGAATGCAGAAGCAACTCTTGCATCAGCAATTGTAAACGTATATCCGCTTGTTTCAAAAGTCTGATTGTTACCGAGGTAGTTAAGGGTCTGAGGGGTGATAGCCTCTGATTGACCTTGCTTTAATGTTACTACAGACTTGGTAGCTAGGATTGGAAGACGAGCTGTACCTCTAGGAAGAGTAGTAAGCTTGTACTTCATAATTTGAGTCTCGTCTGGGAATGCTTCAAGTAGCGGCATAGCTTCAATAGCTTCTCCATAGTAGGCAGAGCCTGAAGGGTGAGAAGTATTGTAAAGTGTGTAGTCGATTTCATCGTCAGATAGAGCGAATTGAGTGATGCGGAAAGATCCGTCGCCTCTTGCTAGAAGCTCTCTACCTTTTTTGGTAAGGATCGCATCAACTGTTACTACTGAGTTATTTAAATATCCCATTTCTTGTTAGATTTTAATTATAAATAGAGCCTAAGGGAGGTTTTAGATTACTGTATTAATGTGAAGGCTTTGTCCGCATAACTTTCAAAGTTTGCTTGAAGATCCTGGGAGATGTATTGCGGGGTAATAGTTCCAAACTCATCGACTGTTTTTGGGTTTGAAGTATATAGGAGTACTTTTGTTGGGTCATCTACGTACCTTCTAATTAAGATGTTAGAAAGTAAAGTGCCGCGTGGAACAGGGGGAGCTACTTTTATTACCATTCCTTTATCTGGTCTAGCTGCAAATAAATGACTATTGTTTATTCGACTGTCCCCTTTCTCCCAGATGTCAATAACTGTATAAACTTTATTCTCGTTACCTTCTGCTCTTAATTCATCTCCTAGTTGAATTGTAAACGGAGTTATAAATTCTTTGAACCCTAAGCTTTCATGGTTGTCAGAGGTTTGAAAAGCTCCGAAATTTTCAGTGAGACTGGAAGATACCCATATGTAGGGATTGAAGGCAGCGCTTGTAATACTAGTACCTACACTAGAGGTAGGGTGGTATTCAGACGGAGCAAAAGGTACAACAGCTTGACTAGTTGGAAAAATAACCGATCCTTGTGGTTTAACTTCCTGATCTACTGCAAAGTTTGATTTAAGTTTTCTGTAATCTGGGGGTGTTTGAAATTTAGGTCCGTGTACAACAGTAGTGATAGCGGGACCGAAAGATCCAAACGCACTATAATTTGTTCCTCTGTATATATTCTCTCTAGCCTTTATTGCAGGCCACCCTCCTGCTTTGTATACATCAATATAGTCTAGAAGGTACACATCGTCGTTCCCGGTTGTATTATTTACAACTTTTACTCTTATTTTTTGAGTAGTTAAGCTTGAACCGAAAGGTATAAACCCAGTAGACATAGTAGCTTTTACGTACACGTAAACTACGCCGGCGGTTCCAGATTCTACGTGTCCTACGATATCAATACCATCAGGCTGTTCGTGTTTGACTCCAGACCTATTCCAGGTTGGTTTAATAGTTTTAGTATCTAGAGTCGTCCAAGTACTTCCGTCGTAGTATTCTAACACTACGTCTACAGAAATACTGTCTGACCATTTTGAGCCATCTCTATCGAATTCAAGATATACATCAGTATCGTACTTTATACTTGTGTTAGCTTGTATAGATGGGAGACTATACGCACGATCAGGTACATCCCATCTAGCGAGGGTGTTACCGCTGCTGGCAGTTGCAAAGTACACGATTAGGGTTGAGCTATTCGTAATCTGTGTAGCTCGGTCGGTAGATCCTGAAGCTACTCCTTGCAGCCTGTATTCTCCAACGCCGGTATCTTCGCCAAAGAATATCGTATTAAAATAAGATCCTGAAGTTGTTACTAGTTTTCCGGTAGAATTAAACGATCCACTTTGAGTAACTAGGATAGGTTCAACTCTCTTTCCTCCTTTTTTAATTCTATACTCTCCGTTAAGTGCAAGCACCTTTCTAGAACCTGATGTGTTAGTTTTAAAAAGTATGGTAGCATTTTTATTCTCTGTAAAGATAAATTGCATATCTTTAGCAGTATCGGGATTAGTATTAGAAGAATAAATGTCGCCGTTTTGAAACGTCACATAAGGAATAGTCATCTCAACAGCATTAAGTAGGTCTTGAGTTGCTGACATTTGACTGAAAGTTCCAAAATACGGCACTGTCTGCTCTATTACTGGAGTGCTTCCGTAGGATTTATCAGTTGCTCTGTTGAATACGTTAACCTGTTCTGCAAAAAGCTGTTTACCTGTATATCTGCCGCTAACAATGCCTGCACTGTTGTAAAGGTACTCCTGTACGTCAGCTATATCTGCTGTATTGTCTCTCAAAGCTTGAATATTACTTGGAACCATAACTCCATTTGAATAATCAACCTTACGTAATTTTGCAGAATTTGCAATTGCAGTAGCGTTGTTTAGTAGAGGATTATAATCAGAGTTTTCAAAAGTAGATGGTAAATATGGCTGTAAAATTACCTGTACTGTTGTGGGAGTAGTTGGGTATGCGGCGGGGCTAAGTCCTAGGCCTGATCCTGGGTCTCCTAGTGTTAGTACGGTTGTGGACGTAGTTACTGTTTTATTTAAGAAAGGATATTCAACTCCCGCTATCTTTATTTTTTCCAGCTCTAATACAGAGGTGTATATGTCTACCCCCCCTGTTAGTGTGTTCCTAAAGCGAATATATCTAAGGTAGTTATACCCTCCTTTGGAATTATACTCCCAGAAAAAGTGCATATTTCCTACTGATATAACCTGGGTTAGAAAATCGTTTGCTGTTACTTCATCAAATCCTGGCGCCGGGGTAAGGGTTGATAGGTACTCTGTTAATGAGTAGTTAAGTTCCGGGTGTACTTCATGCTTGAATGGATTTTCATCATTAAGCTCTCCTGTTACTACGTCTATAAAAGAACCTCCTAGTTCTCCGTTATATTTCTCAACTCCGGTAGTTTTAGTTTCTGTAACAGTTCCTGCAGGAGTTTTTATTTCAACTGTATTAGTTGTAGAGAGTTCATTAATCACTCCTCCATCCTGGGCTTCTAAGAAAGCTGTGTTAATAGAAGCAGAGTATTCCGGCTGGGTAAGGGATAGAGTAGGTTGTTTTATCTTACCTCTTTCTAGCAGGTGAGGCTTGATAATAATACCTGTTGTTGCACTTGCTCTTACAGGTACAAAATCTTTTACCATCTTGAAGACCTGGTTATCAAAGAACTTAATAAGTCTGACAAAGTCAAACATATCGTATCTTGATAAATTGCCAAGGCTTGAAGAGATGAAGGGCTGTAGGGTTGTGTATCTAGAATCGTGAGCTGTTCTAGGGTCTCCAATGTAGTTATCTATATTGAAGCTGCTGGTGATGTTGTCGACTATGTACTTATCTACGTAATAGGTAGGTGAGAAGCCTACTTCTAGTGTATGAATATCTTCTGTATATTCTCCTGCAGGGTTTTGAATAGAAGTATACTGAGAGAGCGTATTTCCCGGTACAATGCTTCCTGTATTACTTATTCTGATTTTATCTACAGAGCCTGTTTCAGCTGCAAAGTAAATAGGAGAAGATCTACCAACTCCACCGAATTCTTTAATTTCTAAAGACCCGCTAGGTATGCCAAAGCAGTTAATAAGCGCCCTTAAACCGCGCTCGGTTCCCTTTGTCTTAATAAGGTAAGGAAGGTTATGGTACAGTCTCTTGTAAGTTTCCTGGATGATATCTTTATCAGGGGTAGGGGAGTTTGAAGCAGTTACAAATGATGTAATTTGTTCAGATCCGCTATCGTACCACTCTCCTAGCAGTAAGGATGAAAGGGAGGCTACTGAGAAGTTTGAGGAGTATAACTTTACTCCAAAGCTTCTAAGGGCTTCCCCGACTAGATCTTTAGAGATTCCGTAGTCAAGTCTATTATCAGCATCATACTTATCGGTAACAGCTTTAGCATAAATCCAGATGTTGTCAAAATGCTGACCGATCATGTTTAAAAATACCGAATACGGTGCGTTAGCATCATCCTGGCGGATAAATTCCGGAACAGTATACACTAAGTTGCTCTGATTCAGTTCGTCGTATAGAGAGGCTGATGCAAATTGAGTAGTGTACCAGTTAGTTACCGTAGCGCTTGATCCGGTAAGATTTATGTAAGGAGGTAGGTTGTTTGATTTAGGCCAAGCAAAGCTTGTACTCTCAAAGTAAAGATACTGTTCATATCCGTCAAACTTTCCAATAATACCGCTTACTAAATTATCATAATATGTACTGCTTTCACTCACTGCAGCAGAAGCGTTTACTGATAGTGTACTCTTGATAGAGATAGATTTACTCTCGTAGTACTGTACTAGACCTATTTTGTAATTAAAGTTCTCTAACCTCTCTTGGGCTGATGAGAAGTGTATGAAGTTGCTGTAGTCTGAATAATCTATACTGACCTGTATCCCGCTTTGACTGGCTTGAAGTAGTAACTTATGGTAGCTTCCTGTAACGGGATACGAGAAAAGCTCATTGTAGTTAAGGTAGCCGGTGTTGAGTACGTTTTGTTCTCTATCCTCTAATGTAAAATTCGGTCCTTTTAAAAATACTGGTTGTTCTGGTTCTGGAGTAAACGTAGCCTCTACCTGATAAGATATACTGTCTGCTACTAGTTCTACCAGTTCGAAAGTGTTCTTTAATAGTATGTTGGCAGGAAGCGGTTCGTATAGTTTAACAAGTACGCTACCGTCTGTCTCTATATCAAGATTAACTCCAATAAACAGATCGTTATTTTTGAAATTTAACCGAAACTCTGTGAAGTATGAGTTAGCTTGTAGCTGAGTTTTGTAGTCGGTTAATATCTGCAGTAATGCAGGAGATACTTCTACTCCTCTAGTTCTAAGCTCTGTTCTGTCTGGTGATATATCAGAGATGTATAAAGAGCTTGGCAGGATAGGTCTTAAAAAATGATATAGGAGTGATACTCCACCTTGAGTGTATCCTAAACTATTTGCATCTAAAACCGGATCAATGTATAATGTGCTAGCGCCGTCCTGACCAGCTCCTGCTGAGTTTAGAAGTTGTTTTTCATTTTGGTAATTGTAGACTGAAGTCAGTAATTCACCTGCTGCAGAATAAGCGTGTAGTTCTATAAAATGCTCATCAACATTGTAGTTAGAGTTGATTGCGAAAGAATTCACTAATGTAGTATCAGAAGTTGAATAAGTTTCAACTCCTAGATCTGCAGTGTTAGCTGGAATTACGTTGTATTGAACTGTAGCCATTATTTACCCTGTTGTACTGAAAGTGCTAATATTTCCTGATTTGCTGAAAGGAGCTGTTGTCTGAGCTGTGTAATCTCGTCAAGGAGAGGTTGTACATCTACTGATTGTACTTGCTGTGAGTAGAGTTTGGAGCTTTCAGTCACTAGGTACTGGTGGGAGTTTGTATCCCCTTCTACCGGTATACGTAAGTACAGTTTATTGTATAGTCTAAAAAGCTCCTCTACGGTATCTGTATCAACAGCAGGTACTGGTTGTGCAAATGTTTTGAAGGAAGTATCTACAACTCTTCTAAAATTAACCGGGTCGTAAACCGTTTTTTGTAATTTAACTTCTTCAGCCATTTCTTACGACTTTAAAAGTTACTCCGTTGTCAAGTACTGATGTTGATCCGTCGATGGTAGTTTTAATTAGAAGTCTATAATGTCTTTCGGGCTGTAAACCGTTCATATACACATCGAAGTAGTTGCTAGTGTTATCACTACTAATCTTTGTGTAAGTTGTATCAAAATCTACAACCATTTCTTCTGTATTCTCATCTCTAAGTCCCCAGTACGATGTTGTGGGTAAGTAGTGTTGAGTGATGTAGTTTGAAGAGGTTACAAAAGTTCTGGCTGGGTATTTAGGTCTTACGTTTAAGCGGAAGCGGTACTTACCTTCATCAGTGTAACGGTCTTTAGCGTTTTTAATACCTACAATACAGGTAGGGTCTGTTACCGCTCGAGTTGCAACCAAACTACTTGTTACAAAATCATTCCACTTAAACTCCAGACACGGAGGGTAAATGGTATGAGTGTTACTAGAGAAGTACTTTAAGAAGGTGAGACTCCCTGTTTGAAATTCATTAACACTGTTTAACTTTAAAATGAATCCGTTGTTAGTAATACCTGTTAACCCTTGGGACTGTGAATAATGTAGTTTTACAGAAGGTGTTACATCTAGATCAATATCGTGAGTAGATACTGTGGAATGTGATTGGAAGTGTACTAGATTAATTCCGTAAGAGCCGGTGTACCAAACACCTCCAATAGCTACGCTTCCAGAATTATAATAAGCTGCTGTATTAGCGGGGGTAGGGTTAGTCCAACGTGTCCCTGGTTTTGTGTAAAACCAGCTTACTCCTGTTTTATTAATTGGGTTGTCTCCGTATTTTCCAGTTCCTGTATCCCAAGAATCATACAGAGGGGAAGCTTCAATAGCGTATCCGGTAGGTACTTCCTCTCCTTCTGCTAAGTATAGTTTAATAGATGCAGAAAACTCCATCTGTCCTCCTGCAATAACAGTCGGGGATATTTTACTCTCTATAACATCCTCAATTTCTGAGTTGTTAAACTGAATTACGGTTCTGTTAGCAAAGCTACTACTTCCTAAGTAGAATGAACTAATCTCAAGGATTTCGTCTAATCCGGTATTAGAAGCTTCATACCTAGAGTATAAGGTTGCGTCCTTCTCAGGAAAAATTCTGTAGATTGCCATCTTTTATAATAAATATTTACAATGAAGTTACGCGACCGGTAATGTCTGTGTCTGGGAATTTTACTTCAAAGATACAAGGATCGTAGGAAGGGTATACAATATTATTCTTAGTAGCTCCTTTCACATCGTAGGCATACTGTGAGTATGCTCCTCCTACTTTGTTTTCTACTTCAATATTTTGAACTGTTTGAACTCCTTTAACTCTATCAAGTAGGGTATACAGGGTAGATAGATTTATAGGCTGGTTAATTGACCACTTTTCTACTGAGAAGTATTCTTTTAATACTTGAGTGCATGCTAGAAGAACATCTCTACCTGTGTAGTTAGGTAATACCAAAATATCATACTTTACCCCAATATTAACTACAAATGCATCTTTGATATTGATAGCATCTGTTAATAACCTGTACTGGGAGAGATATGTTTTTAGATTATTTCGGAGAGTATTAGAAGCTGTAGTAAGTTTCTTATTATTATCGTAAGCTAGTACATATAGAGATAAGGATAAGGGGTTACTGTCTACTATATTATCTGTAGTTGACTTAGTAGAGCTTAGCTGATCTTGAACTATATACGCTTTTGCTACAGATCCAAACTTAGAAGGTAGTGATAGGGTACGAATTATGTAGTCTTCTTTTGTTACAGCTCTCAGCTGTTCTGCATAAGCTTTTAAACTATTTTCACGTAACTCGTCAGAAGTATCTCCATCTTTTCCTCCAACTGCTGCAGCGGGATTATTGAATGCTACTGTGTTTTCATACCCTGCTAAAGTAGCAGTTCTAGTGGATGATAGGATAGTAGTTACGGTATCGGAGGGTACGTTTGCTTCAACTCCGCCGCCGGCTAGGTAGCGGATCGTCAATACTGTGTTAGCAGGAGCTAGACCATATGTTCCTGTAAACATAAAATTTGAAGGGTCGTAGGCCTTATCTATTTTAGATACCCCTATAATTTGATCTCCTAAACCTACATTAGTAGGATCTGGTGTGAATACAGTATCGGATCCTCCTACTGTTCCTGCTCCAAATTGAATTTCTAAATTACCTGCTGAGTTAAATCTTGATACGAATCTTCTAGGTACTTTTTGAAGCTGTAGGGTATAGGGTACTAAGCTAGAATCTGCTGCATTATTTGACTGATCTAAAAAGATACTGTCTTGTGCCAGGTAAGGTACTTCGTACCACCTATTACTACTTGCATCTGTAATATCTAATACACCTAGTATATCGGTATCCTCTACTACAACAGTTCTAAATTTTTCCGGAGCTGTTACTGTGATTGTGGTAGTTTTTACCTCGGCAGAAATAGCTTTAGTTTTTTTCTTTAATAGAAATAAGGTGGGTTTAACCCCGTCATCTGCATAAACTGATACATCTGTAGGATCGTAAGAGCTTGAGAAGGTAAAATTAATCTTATTATCTATAAGAAACTTTACAGGAGGATTAGTAGTAGACTGTAGTTGTGAATTTTCACTAATAGTGACTGCGTAATCGTAATCTGGTATCCATTGTCCACTTACTAGCTTGGAAGGTACTCTTTGGTAGATGTCTAAGTCTACCGTTGCAGCTGCGCTTATTTTAGGACGGTAACCCATCATGTAAGCTAATGTATACAGATTACCTGGTTCTTTAGCGTACTGTAGGAAGGTTTCTTGAAGCTGTACGTCTTGGTAGAATGAGAGTACATCTCCTACGTAAGCTGCCATCTCCATAAACATCATACCTGGTGATGTTGGAGAAAAGTCGTTGTAGGTGTCTGGGAAGTAGTTTTTAGCGTAGTCTACTAACTGTTGACGAAAATCGCTAAAAGACTTTCCTACATATTTTATATCTCTTTCCTGTGCCATTATTGCTCAAAGTTAATTACAATCTCATCTGTAATGTTGGTTTCTCTAACAGAGTATTTTAATTCAAAAGAGATTAAGTTTTGGTCCGGTTCTGGTGTAAGTTTTAAAGTCTTAACCTGAACTTGTGGAAAGTATAGTTTTAGTGAGGTCTCTATACGTTCTGTGATCTCTTCAACGCTATCTTGGGTAATAGCTTCAAATACAAAATTTCGAAGACCTGCTCCAAAATCTACATTGAAAACTCTTTCATTCTGTCCGGTGAGAAAGAAATTGATAAGATTAGCTTTAGTAGCGTCTTTGGTAGTATACGTAGAATTAAAAACAGCTCTACCTTGGAAAGGTAAAGCAACCCCTACAGCTTTTCTAGGCTGAAGGTCTAATGGGTTAATTCTCTGTACGTTATACGCCATATGGATCTCTCTTCTTATTTGCTTGCTTTACAATTGCTGCTGCTTTATTAACAAAGCTCAACTGGGATAGATCTAGCCCTACTTTTGGGGCGGCGGCTACAGCTTGAGCTACTGCTCTAGGATCTTCAGAGACTGGTTTGAAGGCCTGCCTGGGCGTGAATGCGCCTCTATCAAACATTTCAGCCATATTAGCTGTTGCTGTTCCCATGCTGCGGTAATCTTCCGAAGTCATAGAACGGCTAGTCATATTAAGGGCTTCCATAAGAGGATTTCCTCCTGAGAATTGTAATGGCTTAGGTGCAGGTGCTGTAGCTTCAGTCTGCATAGGAGCGGGAGCTTTCATTTCAGAAAGTTCTTCTCTGATAGCTTCTCTTACAGCTTCTTTAATTAGACTTTTAAATTCACTAGCTTTCATAATAATAAATAGATTTAATTAACTAGTCGATCAATGGCTAGCTTAAGCTCTTCTATAAGAAGTTCGTTAGAGCTAGAGAAGGACTTGTTACCTTCTAGCACGACTGCTCCAATAGAGTCAATAGCTACTGCGTAACGCCTAGGAGCGACTGGTGGTGAGTTTGGGTCAATACGAACTTCAATCCTGTAACCTTGATATGTACCTAGGTTATTTTCCCCGCTCTGTGAAAGTTGTACTGGTATAAAGTTACCTGTGTCTATTTGATCTTTACTGCAGGATTGTAGTAGCGTATCAATGATTGTGATAATAGCTTGAACGGTGTTTACTTGAATTGTAATATATGTAACTGTTTTAGCTGCTTGACAGGCTATCCCGTCTAATCCTTTCTCTCCGTAGCGGTTACTGGGACCTTGAATATCAGGCCTGATGCGATCTGCTAGTCTATAAACTCTAGCAGTAAGTAGGGCGAACACTCCGGATGCACCGCTTGGGGTAGCGGCGGAAGCAAAAGTACTTGCTTCAGAAGCTTTAGCAGCTTCTTCTAATGCAGTAAGGGTTAAGCTTATTGCATTGATAGCAGATGAAGTTAGATTTACAACCTGTGTAAGAGTTTGTAGCTTTGTTGCAAGACTGTTTACAAACTTCTTAATGGTTCTAACTACGTTAATTAGTGTTTGAAGTGTTTGACCGGTTGGACATTGAATCTTTTGAGTAACCTGAGAGAGTATGATGGGGGTCAGAAAGCTTAGAGTGTAGGCTGTCCCTCTATCTTGGAACCATTGGTTGAACTCTTTCCTCTCTTGTTCTGAAAGTTTATTTAACCCAGTTTTGATTCCTCCTTCAGCTTGTATAATTTTAGCAGTGTAAGGAGGTAAAGAGACTCCAGAAGCTTCTATATATAGTACTACATCTGCCTGCTCTTGCGGGGTAAGTTTATCAAACCCTTGAATCAATAGTTTAAGAGTGTGTGGGGGTAGGTTTAGTCCAGAAAGTAGTAAGTTGATTGCTTCGTCGGTTTGATTATTTGCAATCAGTCTGAGAAATCTCTCGCTTACAAGATCACATGGCTTAACATCTTCTATTCCGAATTCAGTCAAGATCTGGGCTAGTTCATCACAGGATTTTTGCTTGGCTTGAGCTAAGGCTTTTAAAAGCTCATCGCTAAGCTTTTGTATGAGATGCCTGCCGTCGCAGGGCTGTAGATCAAACTCGCTCATTTCTGGATAAGTACTTTGTTTGATTTCATTTGCTCTACCTCTAATATGAACCTTGTTGCTCGCTCGGTAAATGAAGCGGCAGGTGCTGTAAGGGGAGCTATACCTAGTGATCCGAGTGCAGCAGTTACCTTAGTAAGTTCAATTAAAACCGCTGATAGATCTGCTAACATTCTATCTCCTAATATTGCTTTTTGATCTGCCTGTTCTCCTAGTTTGATTTGAGGAGCTTCACTAGTTATAGTGTCTTCTGCTTTGATGTTTACAACTCTTCCTGAAGCTTCTAAAGCAGCGGGAGTAGATAAGATCAGGTTGTTGTCTCGAGCGTTAAGTACTACTCTGCCGCTAGTTAAGATAGCTTGAGGCTGGTCGTACTCGTTTAGTGGTTGGGTAAGCTTGTTACCTGGGGTTAGTGGGAGTTTTTGAGTAGAAGTTAGATATAAAGAAGCGTAATCTTCATTTACATCTTCTTTTATGTATTCAAATCCATTATTAACTGTAACTTGACCATTACTCAGAACCATAATAGGTTCTCCTAAAGGACCATTCCAGGGAGTCTTATTAGGAATACTTTGTGAAAATCTAAGACTCTGCCCTTGCCTTCCTTCAAATAGAACATCCCCAGCGTAAGGAGTAAGCGGGTTAATATCGCTCCTCTCTGTAAAATCCTTGACAGTCGTTACATTATCTTCATTACCTATAGGAGTCTGCCCGTGTTGAGGATGTTTCCATAAGTTAAGAGGTTCTAAGTAGTAAGAGTTTTCTAGAGGTGTAGAAGTTTTACCTTGACTCTTTATCTGTGTACGTATGACTAAAACTACCTCTCCCGGTAGGGGTGGTTTTTTATAAGCGCTACTATATGGAAGCGCTGTACTATATGCTGTACTATCTCTCGATACTGGGTTATCTAGGTCCTTAGTGTACTTAATCTTAAAAGTACTCTCAGGATCTACTGTTGAAAGATCTGTGGAGATTACCTTAGCAAGGAATATATCGTAGACCTGCTTTAAGGAACTACCATATTTCCTGTCTTTTTTAGACGGGCCGTATTCGTATGCCATTATTTTTGCTCTCCTAATGCATTGGCTTGTTCTAGGATCTGGGCTAGTTCTTCTGCTCCTAGTTCAAATCCTGCTGTATCACCAGATGTCCTAGCATTATCCATTCTCTGGACGATGGTGAGCATTTTTACGAGCATCTCATCGTTCTTAACTCCGATCTCTAGGTAGTTAGCGATCATGGGGACTACTAGGGTAGCGTCCCCGATATTTTCAATAAGAGGCTTAAGCTCTCCGATGAGAGCATTGATCTGTTTATCTTTTTTCTTAGAGTTGTTATAAATCTCCTCTAGTACGTTAGAAACAGTCTTGCCGTTAAATAGCTCCTTATCCAGTGCCATACTCTTTCTTTATAAATAGAAAGGTTAGTTTTTTAGGTCAATTAAACCTTCCTGCTCTAATCCATTATATAAAGTATAGAACTCTTCTTTCAATACGTTGATAACTTTAGTAAGGTACGGAGTTTCAGTACCGGTAATCTCTCGTATATAGATGTATAACGCTTTCTTCTTAAAAATGTCGAGATCGTAACGTTTTTCAAAAAGCGTTAAAATAGCATCAGCTACCTTCTTATCTGATTCTTTAGGGAAAAGGGCGTCTAGTTTGCTATAAGTACGTTCTATATAGATATCGAAGATTTGACGTAATGTAAACGCGTACGGACGTACTTCAGATGTATCTAAATCATAGGTTCCGTTAAAGTCTTCGACAGGAGCTAATGATTTGAGGCGCTTGTAGTTCTTATTATTGTAGTTGATTAAGTGCCTTTTCACAATTGTACCGAAGTACGAGTAGGCTTTTGCACCTCTAGTAGGGTCAAACATATGAATCTTCTCCTCTATTAACAGGGAAATGACCTCGTGTTTTAAATCTTCGAGGTCATCAACGTCGGTGTAGTAGAATCTAAAGGTGTGAATGATGTTTTCTACGAGCTTGTAGAAAGGGTAGTAGATTTCATCCGTAAAAATCTTCTGTCTGAAGGTTGTATCGGTTGAGTTGTTGTAAGCTACTATTGCATTCTCGGTATCTTGTGTAAAATAGTTTGTATTACTCTTCTTTCTTCCCATAGGTTATCTTAGTCTGTAACCATCGAGAGCACTCTGTATTTCTTTTAGGTTTTCAAAGAAGAAACCGACTTCATCATCTGCACTGAAGTGCCCTTTGTCGTCGATTTCACGTAACCTTTTGTTTGAATCCTCAATAATATTGGAGATATTCTCAACGTATCTTTGTTGATCTTGAACGGTGTCCTCTAACTTCTCTAGTTTTCTTAGGAGATTCCATGTAGAAAACCCGAGGACTGATGCTAATATAGCTAGAAAAATGGATAGAACCAACATTTTTAGATGTTTTTTAATAAATTACTTAAATTTTCTGAAGATTTAACAGTTTTACCGGTAGAGGTACCTGTTTTACTTACGTTTGGAGTGCTTTTACCTCCGTTTCCTAACCAGCGATCATACTCAATCTTAGAAGCCATGAAGTCAGCCTGGTGTAGGACAAAGACTATATTGGTTTTGAACCTAGAATCTGGGTTATGATTGAAGAAATACGCCTTATTTGCATCATCGAAGATGCCATCATGGAGTCTGATACCTAAATACTCTTTCTGAGACATGGAAATACCGTATTTCTGAAGGAGATAAAGGGATCTATCTTGAATAAGCATAAAATCTAGGGAAGTATTAATAGAATACTCCTCTTTTAGCTTGTCTCTCCTCCAATTATCGGTTTGAGGTAGGTAACCGTCCTGTTCTCCGTCACCGATCTTACCTAGATCATGGTTTAAAGCAGCAAAAACAAGTTCTTCCTCGGTAAAATCAATATTTGCACCGGATACTGCCCAGAATTTCATAGTACGGAGTGCAAGCTCTACTACTCTATTAACATGCTCTACATATCCTCCCGGAAATGCATTGTGGTACCATGTTTTTGAGGAGGCAGGAGCAAGAACCATGTGTTCAGCAAGAGATTCGTAAGTAGCTTTAAGCTTTTCCTTACGTTCTCCGGTAATATAATCTTCAACGTATTGAAGATGACGATTCCAATTAGCTTCTACTTGTTCGGGTGTGAGCTGCATAGTTAAGCTTTAAAGTATTCCTCTTCTCGGTTAATCATAGTTTGCATATCTCGAAGGATCTCTCGAGCTTTATCTAACTCTACATAAGCTTGATCTCTATTTAGAGTTGCAACACTGTGTTCAATCTTCTTGATTTGTGATTCAAGACGATTAATTTTTTCTTGATATAAATTTTTGTTTTTCATAAGTACTTAATAATTATTAATCTTTATATATAATATACTAATATTATCTATATAATATTTTTACTCTCCCCTTTTTTTCCTCCCCTTCGTTTCAAATATACGAAATAAATCAATGCGAAACAACTGTTTTATAAAAAAGTTTTCACACGCGCCGCGCCGCGCACGAAGCCGCCCCGCAAATCTAGTAATAGAAAGCATCTCCGATCTTCATTTGTGCACCTAACAGTTCAATAACTTCAATAGCACGGTCTAGCGTAACCTCAAAGAATTCACGGGAAGATCCTTGATCGGTAGTCCGGCGGTGGTTAACTAAATACTCGTGAACGGAATGCTCTAACAGATAATCATTCTCTACCGGGAGTGAATACCGAAGCTTCCATTCCGAAACAACACCAGCACCGTTAATCTGTTCAACTCTCCGCAAGGGATTAACCGCTTTACCAATCTTGACAAATCCCGGGTAAGCCTCGTTGGTGAGGATGTAGATATAACTTCCTCTAGAATGATACTGCTTGAACTTATTAAGATCTTGAGTCAGCTTAGCAAATAAGTACTTCCAGGAATGGGTATTGGTTTCAGGCTCATAAGCCATAGGGACCTCAATACGGTAGTCACAGTTAAGCATATTAGAGACATCGGCAGGATTATGCTGACGAAACTTAAAGCGCATATCGGCGTAGTTCTGAAACCATTCCTTAGCCTTGGGGTGATAGTCTAGCTCAGAGGTATCTGGGTAGAAATCGTAGATGGTAATGAGAGACTCAGATTCAAGTTCTAAAGCCTCTTCGAAGGATAGTTTCTTTAAAGACATAACTTACTCTTGATCGTTACCGAAAAATAGATTCCTAGCTAAAATAAAGATAAAGAAGAGTATAGTTATCGGCCAGATAATAGTCACGATAATACGCTCTAACATAGTGAAACGGTTTTCCTCTTTTCGAGTCTTTGAGACAACAAAATCCCATAGGAAGTTAAAAGTAACTCCTACAATGATGTAGTAAATGATCGTACTAAGCATAACCTTTATTTTTTATTGATACTTAAAGATAGTAAGTAAATGCTTAAGAAGCAACTTCTACTGCTAAAATATTATAAATCTTTTGGATTCGTGCACATCTTTCATACTCTTCAATACCCTCATAGTGATCTCTTAACTCCTCCATAGCAAAGGCAATTTCCTGAGGAGTAAATTTTCTAGCCTCTACTATATGCTCATATCTACTCTCATCGAATCTTTCTAGGTAAGTGAATACTCTATCAAAGTAAGTCTTTCGCACGGTCTGCTCAATTGATTGATATCTCTCTCCGTATTTTTTACGGTACATCTCATTAATGATAAAGAAGTTCTCAACGCATTTGATCACGGTACCGAAAATGATGTACGGATGCTGGGTGTAATCGATCACCGCCTTAGTAAACCCCTCCTTACTAAGGTCATCCTGATCATCGTAATCGAAGATCGATAGAAAGGCAGGTGGTAGAGCTTTCACGCTGATAGTTTAGTTGTAACAGCACCGTAGCGGCGAAATACCTCTACCGGGTCCGGGGAGATATTCCAAAGCTTACCTAGTTTCTCTCTTACGGCCGGGGTCTGAAGGATTGCTTTGAAGATTTTTTCATCGTAGAAAAATTCTCCCGTAGTCTCGATATACCTAAAGTGTAAATCCGAAGGCTCTTCATAAGCTATGGTTAAATCCATTTTTAGATCGGGATCGTGGCCTTTTTTGATAACTAGTCTAGGATGAACAAATCTAGCTAAGGCCTCGTACCCTTTCTCAAACTCCATAGCCGAAGTAGCATCATCAAGGTAAGTTTTACCGTCAAAGATACCGCTTTTAGATTCCGAAAGAAGAGCAGAGATAAGCTTCATAGTTTTTTATATAAATAGGATTCCTCCTATATTATTAAATATATAAAGATATAATTATATAGACAACTACATATATAAAAATTTTTCCGGAAAATTTCCCCGGACATAGTTGGTTTTTCTACCAAAAGTTCTTATATTAAAACCGTAGTAAGGGTGCTACAAGTGCTTTGACATATATAAAATATATAATATGGAAACAATATCATTTCTTTTAGGTGTAGGTGCTGTTATTACTTCGGTAGTAGTTGCGGTTACGTTTATGAACTATGTGACAATTAAGAGTCTTATCAAAGCAGTAGCTGATTTTGAGAAAGCTGAACAAAGGTTATACGAATTTAGTAACGAACAGGACAATGCCATAAGGCGGGACCTGGAGGCAGTCTACCGTCATATCGACAGTAGGGTGGATAAATGTGAAGAGAGAACAAAAAAGGAGTTGAAGGATCTAGCTTCAACTAAATCTAATTAATTAACCCGTTGAAGCGCTTGTACCCTTGCTTTCTATATATAAATATATATTAGTATACCTTAAAATTTGATCAGCGATGCATTACTAGGGTTACCTCTAGCTAACCGTCGAGAAAACCGTATAGTGAAATATACTAGCAGGTTTATAGCACCTTGCCGTCACCCCGCTCTCACCTTGACCTCCTGACGACATCAGTCAAAAAAAAAGAGCCCCTAAGGGCCCTCTCTCTTAATCCTGTACTGCCGGGGTATCGATTAGCTCCTGCACCCTGAACCGATGTCCGAACTCTCTCAGCATTTGAGCGGTCCAGTTAGGATGGAACATCGGGATCTTACCATCGGCCTTCATCTTGTCTAACTCCTGGATGAATGCATTCTGCCAGAGCTGTAGTGATTCTACCAATACACCTTCTAGGACTGCGTCAAGCTGGGCTTTAGGATACTTTTTCTTGTTCATGTCTTGCTGTTGTTAGTTGTTATTCTGTTTACTAAAGATATGAAGGATACTCTCAGGTGACAACTCTATGTTACTGCTTCCACACCATCATCGTACCGGCGTCATGCCACTCAAAGTACCAGCCCGACTCCTCAACCAGCTTGTTGAGTGAAGGCTTAACACCGAACGTATCAGCCCAAGCCTCAGACCAGTAGTTGAATAGGTCCGGGGTGTACTCAGCTGCTACCCAGATACCGTCGATGTGAGTCTTAGCACTGTAGAACTCTGAAGCTGTGCCGCATACCTTCACACCCTTTGCTTTGAGTGCTGACATCATTGAGGTGATTTCTTTTACCATAACCGTTGTTGTTTTTATTTAACTAAAGATAAGAAGAAGGCCCCGAAGGGCCAACTCTTATTTAGGCATTAGCGATTGCTTCATCAGCCTCTTTCAAAGCTTTCTTCATCATCTCGATCTTCTCTTCTTCAGTGTAAGAAGCTACATGATCGATCAGGACATTCATAGTGCCTGAGAGGATGCCTACTGCATGAGCGTAAGCATAAGCGACTTCCATTAGCGCTTCTTCTTTGATGTTTGACATAACCTTTATTTGTTTTTAATTATACCTAAATATACGAACTAAACTCTCTAAAGGCAACTATTGTAACCAGGAAGAGATCCCGAAGGATCCCAACCCAGACAAACAACAACCCTGGTGTATATGCGCCCAACCAGGAGGCTAAATATCTTAGTCGACGTAATAGGTTATAATATCCCATCCGTCCGAATCCTGTACTGCAGTGAAGTACCTAGGACCTTTCTTCCTCTCGATGGAGTAGGACCCTAGCGAACTAGGATCCCACCTCCGTAGCGTCTTAGCAATCTCTTCAGAGACTCTGATCAGCTTACTCCTCATTGACCGAGGTACTGAGCCAATTCTTCAGCACTCTTACCAGTAGTCGTTACATCGATAAAGCGATAAACTGACTCCTCATCATTCTTAAATCCGGGCTTAACAACTAACAGATTACCATTCTCAAACTTTACAGTCACAGTATCGAAGGAGTAGTAATCACGGCCTCTAGACGTACCATCACGACCCACCACCACTTCAGCCCCAGGAGCAAGCTTCTGATACTTCTCAGCAGTATAGCTGAGTACTGACTTCCTATTACGAGTAGATATCATCTCCCATTCAGCAGCAGAATTCTTATCAGCCAACTTCTCTTTTAGCGTACGGAAGGTAACCCACCGGCCATTATTATTGATAGTATAACACTCTACTTTATTTTGCTCGATACTAAAGCCAGCCGTCGACTGAACAATCGTATCAGAAGTAACTTCATATCGATCGTAGAGTAATGCACACTGCCCCTTGACGTGCAGAATATCCACAGTAACGATTAATTCAGCATCATTCCAGCCATTAGCATTAACATCTACGTTTTCATTTACCTCCTCCATAGAGAAGCTAAAATCCTTACCTTCGACAAAGCCATTTTCTAACAGTAGAGCTTGCTTACGGAGCAAAGAAGCTTTCAGATTCTTATTACTCTTATCCAATCGCTCTTTAAATGCTTCCACTCGCTCTATCTGATCGACAGTCAATACTTGGCTTTCAATACCGAGAGTAAGCTGATTGGGATCTTGAATTTCATTCATCATAACCGTTGTTTGTTTTTAATTATACCTAAAGATACGAACTATACTCTTAGGAGGCAACTATTTTTCTAAAAGTGCTCCGTAGATTTGAGCATCGATGAAGTTGATGATATCTGCTCTATCAAATCCTTCTTCCTGCAAATCAAAAGCCAAACTCTTAACCACAGATTTCAAAATCGCAACATCAGCAATTCGAACCAATCCATCCATTCGTTCATATGTGTCATCTACACCATTGAACCCTTTTAACTCAATGATATAGCGTGGGTAATTATAACCCTGTGTATCTACTAGAAACGTTCTACCTTCACTTTCAAATAAGTAAAACTGTTGGTCACCATCTAGGACTTCAATATCCATTAGATCTGCATACCAATCTATTTGGAGAATAGGAAAAGATAAAATTGTATCTTTTATTTCACCATCCAACTCACACCACTCAGTTTCATTTGTTTTATACAAATAATTTTCTTTGCGGCTGTAGTCTAGATTAACCAATTTCTTGTAAATTCCTTCATTCAATTCTTTTACTTTCATAACCGTTGTTGTTTTTATTTATCTAAAGATAGTAACTAGACTAATACCAACCAACTATTTTCCAGAACTAAATTCCTCCGTTAGAGCTATTTTCAAAACTCCATTAGCTTTATTTGCTTCACCTTTATCTAAAAGCGAAATAGCTATCTGCATTACTACAATCAAATCATTCTTTTTCATAACCTTTATTTATTTCTTATTATACCTAAATATACGAACAAGATCTGGGTTAAACTAGACCCTTTATAATTAGGTATTTTCTGGAACTATAAAATAAACATATTGACTTTTATTTTTTTTATGTTTAACTCTATAATATAAACCTTTACGTAAACCCCTTCTTAATAAGTCAGCAAATTTCTTATTTGCTAACCTAGTTTCATTTCTAAAATAACCCCAAACATTTTCTTGAATTTCAGATTCTGTTTGAAAATTATGCTTTTTCAAATATTCTACTACTTGATTAACTGAATTTCTAGGATAACCCATAACCATTTGTTGTTTTTATTTACCTAAAGATAGTAACTAGACTAATACCAACCAACTATTAGTTAAGGGAATTATCAAGTTCATCATTCACCCACTCCTTCTCATTTGGACCTAATTGATTATAATCCATTCCAAATTCCTTTTGAGCAAGTACATCACGTACATCCATAACCGTTGTTGTTTTTATTTACCTAAAGATAAGAACGAAATTTCAATTGAGCAACTATTTTTTTAAAGCTTTGGCTGATTGTCAGCAAAAAATTCCATCACTGCTTCATACTCATCATCATCTGTGACTGGCAAACCAGTTGAAACTTCAGTCAATTCCTCTGAATAAGACATCAAATCTTCATAATAGAAGAGGTTGTAAATATTACCACCGAATTTGATAGTATAATTGATAGTCTGATTTTTTACTTCTACTAATTCCATAACCGTTTTTTTTATTTGTTTACTAAAGATACGAAGAAGGGTTGGATAAACCAACCCCCTCCTAAAGAAATTCCATTACTTCAGCTAATCCCATCTCCTCTAATTCATCTTGGTTTTCGATATCATCACCAAATACTAAACTGATATCTGAGTTATATATAATCAATGATACATCATCTCCCATGACACGACCTATCAACTGGACCTCTTTTGAAGTAAGCTCTTCAGTAAACACTTCTCCTACTTCACCAGTTTCGAAGTTCCAAGTAAATCCGAAAACTCTTTCTTTCAATTTCAATTCCATAACTGTTGTGTTTGTTGTTATTAATACCTAAAGATAAGAAAGAGGGTCGGTAAAACCAACCCCCTCCTAAACTTTTTTGAAATTATCTTACCTAAATTGGTAAATATTTTGACAAATACCGAAGTAGTGCCTCTTTTGCAAAAGGCTTATCCTCAGCTTTTAGCTCATCAAATAATGCTATTACAACTGATTCGTCTAATGCTTCTGCAAATTCAACCACCAATTCTTTAATGTTTTCATTCATAACCTTTATTTTTTTGTTTGTACCTAAATATACGAAGGAAGGTTGGATAAACCAACCCCCTCCCAAAACTTTTTTCCTAGAAGTTATAATCGTGATGCTTCATCGGGCAGTTAGCAAACTGCAAGAAGCTTCTCTTCATAGAGCTCCTACTGAGAGAAAGCTCAAAGGGCTGCCCTTCATCGTAGAAGTCATAGTCCTGCTGGTAGTTGTTGACACAATGACCTGCAAAGCCTCCGGGCACAAACTCCATCTTGACCTTATTCTCTCCTGCTTTCACTCTCTGGACTAGTACCTTGGTCTTACTCTTGATAGATACTATCCTACCTAAGGGCATAATATCCGACCATAGCACCCGGTTGATATAAGTACCAACCATCTCCTCATTCAATATTAACTTTTCTTTTTTCATAACCGTTGTTTTTATTTGTTTACTAAAGATAGGAACTATATTTAAAATAGTCAACTATCGACCCATTTCTTTTTCCCATTCTTTATCATCGATAAACATTCCGGGTTTATCTAACTCTTCATTCAAATCTAACTCTTCATTCAGTTCCTCAATCTCATTAAGCTGCTCCTTAAGGAAACGAATCATTCGAACACGATACCTTTCATCTCTTTCGTTTTCAGCTTCATTCCAGATATTCTCAAAACAATCTAAAAGATCGTTATACGTATTCTCAAATCGACAGTAGCTCATGTTTGCCATAACAGTTGTTGTTTTTAATTGTACCTAAAGATAGGCACAAACTTTTTTCAATCCAACTTTTTTTTAGTTGGTCACAAACTTTTTTTTTCGTACATTTAGGATGGTTGACGGGCCTGCCCTTGGAAGAGAGGCGGAAGAGTAGACGGGCCGGTACCTTATACTCTAGACTTAAAGCTTTACTTTAACTTAAAGCTTTGCTTGAAGGTTATTTCATCCACTGATGCACTACTGCCAGGCGGTCTGGAGTCAGAACTCTCAACTCAGTTACTCCCTTCACCTGCTCCTGTATACTAAGGTCCTTGCTGCCTAACTCCTGCAGTAGGGCTTGCTCATACCCTAGAGCCTCTACCTTGGTCCTAAATTTTTTCTGCCCTAGTACTTCTATTTTTTTAAAAAGCGCTCGATAGGAATTTCTACCTTCGTAGCGCTCATTAGCGTCTAGGCGGTACTCCGCATCATGCATCGACACTCCTACCTTAAGAATAACCTGAGAGGGAGAGAGGCGGACACCTACATAGTCATCCAGCCTCAGAGCATACACCACGTACATCCGACTTAAAGCTCTGCTTTAACTTCAAGCTTTGATTTAACTGTCCCAGTCTCTAGATCGATCACTAGACGGACGGTTGGCTGGACGGTTCCCTCCCTACGGTTTCCTCCTACGGTTTTCTGGACGGTTGTCTCCCTACGGTTACCTGGGACGGTTTCCTGGCTACGGTTACCTAGTAGGTACGGTTTTCTGTACGTTAAGGCACTGATGATTGTAAGGAGGATTATCTGCATACGGTTTTCTGGGTTACGGTTTTTTCTACGGTTTACTGAATACTTAAAGCTTTACTTTAAGGTTGAAAATTTAATAAATTCTATAGAGAAAAAAGTTGCAAGAGGGGTAGGCAGGTACTAGCTATTGAATCTTTACTTTAACTTCACTCTCTGCTTTAAGTCTACACACAATTTATATCTCCATATCTCTATATCACTCTATACAAATATCTTTATATACGCTACGGTTTCCTCTAAACATCATCCCTTCTTAATCAACTTACGTTTTATCTTAATGAGAGAAAGGAGATCATTAACAGTCCCTTTAGCAATTTGACGTCCTTGTAGGGAGGTAGGACCAAAGTCTAGCACAAGTCTCTCATAATTTTCTACCATCCTCAGACATGCCTCCAGATGTTCCTCCCCAGTACTTGTCCAGATTGTATTCCTAGTTTTAGAGTATGCCTCTGTCCAGTGGTAGCCGAGTAACTCTGCCTTATGTGTTGATTTTATCTTATTCATCATCTTCTAAAGATTCACTGAAGGTTGTCTTTTTTCTTTTGTATGCTGAGAAGATATCTACTCCATCTTCATAGCCATTCTCTTCTCTTTCTTCACTCTTCATCATCACTCCACTCCTCATCCTCTAGTCCGTCTTGTAATGTATTATCCCATTCCTGGATTGAAGGAAGGTCCCAATTTAGGTCCCGAAAGGCCGGGTCCTGGTCTAGAGGTATTCTCTTGGTCATAGCTTTCTGATTAGATGTTCGACTTCATTCCACCACACCTCCTGTTCGTAGGAGTATAACTGAAGATAGTACCGCTCGGTCATTGAGACAACTGTTAGGAACTGCATGTTATGGACAGCCGTCCCTTCTTCGGACTTCTTCCATATCATCATATCTTCGAAGTTGTCAAATCTTACAACCTCTACTGTCCTCTTCTTTTCATCCTTAAGCACTACTACCCAAGGTTCCCATTTAATACTTCCGTACGCCATTGTTAAGTTTTGATTACAAGCCCTGCGGGCTTTTGATGAGAATGCGCGTGGCACCTTCGGTGCGAGAGAGGGAAACGCCCCCTGCTCGCCCCTCGGCCTCCCTGCTTACCGGACCCTGCTGTTCCACTTTGGACTGTATTTGTTAATCAAAGCGTATTCCAAGCTCCTGCTTAGTGAGAGAATAACACCATGCCAGAATAATTTATCCCCCTTTGTGGAATATATCTCAAGCATGTGATCGTTCTCAATCATCTTCTTAAAGATCTTCTTGTTAGTTCCGCCCATCTTTGCAAAGCGGCCTTTGTCGTATCCTTCAAAGCGTTGCTGTAGAGAGTTAGCTGTATACCCGATGTAAAGAATCTCTTCTCCATCGCACATCATATACACTACATCTTCTTCTTTGGCTAGGTCTGGGTTGAAGTTAAAGATAAGTCTTTTACTTGGGTTAACCTTTCTACCTCTCTTACCTTCTTCACCACCCTTCATCCCGGTAGCCATCGTGCCTACCAGTTTAAACTTCTGATCGATAATTGCTTTAATCTTAGACATGCTCATAGAATCTTTCAACAACACCGAACGCATAACCTTTCTTACACAACCTCACAGCGTACGCCATTTGAGAAGTCTTGTGAACTACCTCCCACAGCTGCCCGTCTCTTTCGAAACGGACAGGTGGGGTAGCTTTCTTATCTCTGATCTTACGCATACTGCAGAGCAAGTTCGAATAGGTCTTGATTGATCTTCAAGTCTTTCTCGAATGAACGAATCTTACGTACCTGGCGTACCTTAGCTCCATTCAATGCTCCTTTGAAGCCTCCTTGGGTGATAGCTTCCTGTACTCGGTTGAAAGTCAACCACAAATCATTTCCTTCGTCTTGCTTACGGCGGCTAGAAAGAATACCTTCCAACACCTCATCTTCTACTTTAACCTCATCGGTTAGTTCGATACCACGACGTAGTAGGTAAGCCTTCAAAGCAAAGTCTTTCTGCTGCTCTTCCGTCATCACAACCTCTTTCATCTTGTTGATAACCTCAACCTTCTTAGGTAGCTCCTGCACTGCAGTCTCAATAAGCTTCTGCAGATCCTCAAACGAGTAACCCATGTGGCGGATCTTAAAGTTAGCAAACTGCTCATCAGCTACTACCAATCCATTGCTGCACACCAGACGATACAGCCCCATCATAAACTTGAATGATTGAGTACCATCGTGAGAGTTAGTCAGAATGATCTGAGGAAATACATCATCACCTTCTGCACCTTTGATAAGGAGGTTAGGGTTCTGAAACTTAATCATGTGCTTAGAGAAGATAGAAGTCTTACCTGCACGACCTCGGCGTTGAGCAGCTTGAACTGGCTCCCATCCCATCGTCGTTAAGTCTTCAATTACTCGGCTAGTAGGTACGTGAACGTACTTGTCTGATACCTGTCGAGTAGGCTTGTCGATGAAGGCAAAAGGAACTACCTTCTTCAACTCTTCGATTGTCATTACGCGGTCTGCATTGCTGTTTGAAATCATCATAACCATTTTGTTTTTAATTATACTTAAAGATAGGAACTAACTTCGTTGGTTCCAACTCTTCTAAGTAATAATTCCTAACTTTTTTGCAGTAAGATATCCTACCACCTTACCTTCATCAGTCATGTACTGGTGTTTGGTCTTAGGTAGTCCTTTATTCTTCTCTTCTAACTCTTCATAGAGACTCTTATGACCCTTACTGTAAGAGGTTTCAGATGTTATAACCCTTCCATTTTCAGACATAAAGTACCTAATGGTAGTTCCGTCTGAGTGAGTCTTAGATAAGATCTCTTGCATCTGAAATCTGTTTGATTAACTGATAGGTATCGATTGCATCATCGTACATCTCTTTCTGCTCATAGATCTCCAGGCATTTAGATAATGCTTGAGGCCACTCCATAGACGGAAGGCTGATATCAAATGCAGTATCTCCTCCTTCAAAGCTAACTTCAAATAGGTCGGCATGCCTCTTCTTAGCTTGCACAGCCAGTCGAATACCCTCAGTGATTGCTTCTGTTACTTTGAGATTCTCTCCGGTAAAGAAAGCATCAAACTCTTGCGGAGATTCAAATACAAATTGTTTCATAGCTGTCGGGTAGTATAGTTATTCTGCTTGGTAGCTTGCTTATTAGAGCCGTAGTAATATACCGGTCCTTCGTATACATAGGTATGCATAGGTACCCAGGGGTTACCTCGTTCAGTAAACTGAGGCTCGGTAATGCGGCGAGGTCCGTCGTAAGCACGGAAAGTAGCAGCAGTAACTCGGTACCAGGTTTCGTTATGAAGTTGAATCTCTAATACACCTGCGGTATTGAAGTCAAATCTGATCTTCTCCGTCTGTCCTCTCTTCTCGCTCATAACCTTTATTTGTTTCTTCTTCACTAAAGATAGTAAAGATGTCTCGATTGAGCAACTTTTCCGACAGCTTTTTATTTTTTTGGTCCTGTTCAAGAAGTTTATCAGCGTGCTTCTTTAGTAGGAACTGTTTATTCTTCTCTGAATCTAGCTGAGGTCTTTGTCGCTTCTTAGGTACTTTCATTGCCGAGATATAAATTCCTCACCAGGTTTTTTATTATCTTCCCACAGTCCTAACTCCTTTAGGTGATCGATATGTGCTTGATCGATCTCCCAATCATAGTCTTTTACTTGCAGCTCTACATAATCCTCCATCTGTTCTACCTGATCATCGGAAATAGGAGAAGCAGCATAGAGAAAGGAGCAGTTATAACAAAGTAGCTCGATGTTATCTCGATGGTAGTTATGTTTATTCTTATCTTTGAAAGTAAGAATGAGAGGTACTTTACCGTCAAGCAATCTAGCTTCTCCAAAGTCACATCTATTACACTGCTCGGCTAGGTACCCTTCTGAAATTAGAGCTGCCTTGATCTTAGCTGGCTTAAAATGTTCTACTGGGAACGTTCCGTCTAAGATCTCTTTCAAAGGAGCTTGTTTAGCTCTTCCTGTTAGAAACTTGGGAACTCCTTTACCGGCTTGATTGAGATGTGTCTCAAAAAGCGTCCTTCCATCTTCTGCCTTGAAGAGGTTGGCGTACTTTTTGTAATGAGGAAAGGAGCAGTGAAGGTATCGAGCGGCAGCCTTATTGGATTTAGTCATCCGGATTGCACGCTCGATATCCTCTCTGAGGAGTATCTTACTCGGTCTCCCTCTCTTTCTTTCCTCCACTATTCTTCCTCCTCTTCTTCTTCTGAGTCTTCAATTACTTCATCTGGATCTTCTAGAAGTTTTACATCTTCTTCATCATCCAAAAACTTCTCTGCTTTCTCTTTCAATGCACGAGTATCATCAGCAACCAGAGTTTGATCGTAGTTTTGAATCTCAGGCATCTCTTCTGCTAGACGATCCACACCTAACTCTATAGCTACTACCTTGCGGTAGGTTTCTTCGTCAAGAATTTCAATCTCATTGTAAGTATGATCTCCTTCTCCTAAAGTGAGAATACGACCTCGTTTCGCTCCTACAGTAGAGTGATTAATACAAGTCTTAGTTTCAGGCAGAGCCTTAACACGCAAGGGATTAATCTCATCCCCACACACAGTACAGAACCTTTTATCCATGTTTTTATTTATTTACCTAAAGATAGCAAGAAGTTGGTTAGGATCCAACTTTTATTTAAATTTCTGAATAGCTTCCCAAACATCTTCTGGGGTGCGGAATGCAATCTTCTGCTCTTTTTTACCAACAGTTACTGAGATGCATCCATCCCATTCTTCTTTTTCGTTGTAGTCGATTTCATTCAAGTACAGCTCGATTAGAAAAACTTGTTCCCTGTTAAAGGTCATTCTCATTAAGTTGTGGATAACTCTAAAGAACTTATCTTCGTAAGCTGCAATATCCATTCCAATTTCGGAAGCTACAAAGTCTGTTCGATCGTCGATTTCTTTTAACAGCTTAAGTATTTCTATAAATAATTCTTTATGCATAGCTTCTTTATTTCGAGGTACCTCTTTTATTCGGTACTTCAAAGGTAACTGTTCTTTTAGTATTCGTCTAAGTATTTCCTTAGGATTCATCTAGTGACTTTAAATAGGCTTAAGAAGCTCTTAAGCGGTAAATGTTTTCTTTCTGCAAAGTACCTAGCAGCAGCAAGGCGGTTAAATGTAAAAGTAGATCCAATAGCCTCCTGGCTACTATCTGTTCGACTGTAGAAAGAGAATCTTTTCATAAAAGTAAGTTAGGTTAAGCTCCAGTTCCTAATGCTTGACGGATAATTTTATCTACATATTCGATGTAGATGAAGAAGCCTACGATTGATTTGTCTTTAAGCTCTCTGTCTCTCTCTACTTGCATACCGTACTGCTTAAGACCTGTATCAAGCTTTTCAGCTAATGCCATTGCAATTTCATTCTGCTCGGTAGGATTGATAGGAGACATATCAGCAGGAATGAATTGTACTTTGATTCCTTTTTTGTTTGGATCTTCGTTAACACCCACCTTAAGTACAAACTGCTTACCCTTAAAGTTTACTTTAGTGGCTTCAGCAATTACGTTTTGGATTTCTTTTAAGAGTAGCTCTTTCATGCTTTAAATATAAGAAGAAGTTAGTTTCGATCCAACTGATCGTCGTCCTTTTTATAAATAGGACCTACTTTTTTCTTCTTATTTGTCTTGATCGGCTGGTAAGGACGTGCTTCTTCCTGGTAGCGGTCTAGATCTTGCAAATGAATCTTGCCCATTTGTCTATAAGTTAATTAAACTATTCTGATATTCGTTCATCTTACTAATTTCTAAAGACATACTACTTACGGTATATGTACCTGGGTTTCCATTCATTTGGATAATCTCCGGTAACTGTTGCAGTACTTGAAAGTCATATTCAGTAAAAGTATTTTTATCCACAGTTAGTATGATTTCATTTTGTAAGGTATCGAACGGAGTTGTTTTGATTTTCTCTGCAAGATTATATTGAGTGTTATGCTGTTCTTTATCCAAGTAGTGAGTAGTTAGTACCTGCATCTCATCATCGATCAGAATTGTTGAACACCAGGGTTCAAGAAGCTCTAATAATTCACTGGTACAATTTGTGACTTTAATACCAATGTCGTACTTAGGAGATACAATTGGTTTCATCATACTATCATGTTTTACAAAATGTCCCCACTTCCGAATAAAATTACGAGTAGATCTCATATTTTGAGCTTCCCACTCGCTACTATTTTTACCTGGAGTTGTCAAGGTAGGATTAAACCTAGACCCTCTGCAGGTCATATGGTATACGTGTCCTTCCCAAGTCTGCACAAATTTAACTCCGTCTAGGTGAAAGCGGTTAAAAATATCGGAGTCTTCTTTTGATTGCGGAGCATATAAAGGGTCGTGTCCTCCAATCTTCTGGAAGTCTTTGCGGTAGAAAGCCCAGGGAGCAAAAACACCTTCTGTAGCTTGCTGCACCTCTAGCTTACTATACCAGTTTAAGAAAGCCTCTTCGTTAAACTCTTCAGGCTCAGTACCAAAGTTAGCTAAAACCTTTTCTGGTCCTGGAGGGTGTAGTGGTGGCTCAATTCGAGTTAGAGATACAATTACACCTGGCTTAATATGTTTCTCAATAGCAGAAATAGCACCTGGACATAAGTACATATCAGCATGGTAGATCATCGCTACATCTGCAGTTGCTACATTATTAATTAAACGGTCGTATAAAATAGTATGCCCTAATCTTTCCGGACCTTGGTTACGAATCCATTTAAAGTTAGGATCTTTTTTCTCCGTCTCTACACACCATGCCCACGTTCCGTCTGTACTAGCATCGTCAGCTACACAAATTTCAATCTCGTGCTCTCCTTGATTTTTTCTAATTGATTCATAAGACCACTTAAGGTACTTAAGATTATTACGGCTTGGCTGTATTAAGCTAATTTTCATTTAATAACTTCTTTTAGGTAATCTGTAAGGTTGCGGGTAGGTTTCCATCCTAGAACTTCTCTAGCAGTATTATCTGTATTCAGGGTAGTTAAGGCTTCGCCTGGGCGTGCTGGGAAATACTCGGCAGTCTGTTGGAACATTTGTAGTACTTCGTTTACAGAGTAATTTTTACCTCTTCCCAGCTCAAATTCGTATCCGTAAGTCTGCTTGTACATAACTAGTGTTAGAGCATCAACAATATCATCGACGTGTGTGAAGTCTCTGCGTTGTTCTCCATCGCCATAAATTACGAACTTCTCTTGCTTGTACCAACTATTAATCCATCTACCAATTAAAGTTGTATAACCTCCTTCTGTTAATTGATTAGGTCCGTAAACGTTGTAAAACCTCGCAATTGAAGCTTTTAGTTGGTAGTGTTGCTGGTATAGTTTGATTATATCTTCTCCTAAATCTTTTGAAAAAGTGTAAGGATTTTTGTACCTTCCACTATGCTTAGAAGATGAACCTGCATACACAACGGGTACTCCTGATTTAGCACACCAATCTACTAACCTCATTGTACCTAGTGCATTAACTTCAAAATAGTCTTGAGGCTTTTCAAATGAAGGTTGAATACGAGCAATGGCAGCCATATGGAAAACAAACTCAGGCTTGATCCAATCGTAGCTGGTGATATTTCTGATATCATAGTTCAGGTACTCTGCTCCGTCTTGGTGATTGCTCTCCAGGCCAGTGCTGTAATTATCAATAGAAACTACTTCATGACCTTCTTCAAGAAGTCTCTTGATTAAATTTGTACCAACAAATCCTGCTCCTCCTGTTACTAAAACTTTCATTACAATACTTCTTTAATAGATTCAAATACCTTAGAGTAATCTCGATAACCTCTCTTAACTATTTCGTCTAAGGTATCAACTACAGGTACTACCTTTGCTTTAGATAATTTATTGAAGTAAGATTCTCCTTCAAAATAACCCGGTCTAATATCTTTAGAAGTGTTAACGTAAATAATAACAGGTTTGTTAAAGTAGCTGCAAAGTATGCTTGAGCCTCCACCCATAGATATAAATCCTTCGGCACTAGAGTATATTGCTAACTGAGCTTCATTGTATGTACCTCCTACCTGGTTAACAATATCATCGAATAGGTATACATTTTCAAAGTATTCAGTAAGCTGATAATCAGTAATTACTCCTTGACCTTCTACATTAGCTAAGATATCTCTATTCTGTAGCTCATTAGGATCGGTAGCAAACTCTGTATTACGAGGTCGTTTATAGATAATGTTATAACCTTTCTCAGTTAAAAGATTAAACATTATATACAGACTCTCTATATCAAAGTACCCAATAGGTGTCTGCCCGTGTTCTAAGTTAAACCTATTTGAGATAATAACATAGTTACTCAAAGCAGGTGTATCTTTCTTGTAATACTTCTCAGCATAAGGAGGTGCTACCCATTGAGAGTAATCTAACCATCCGTTGGCTTGCTTCTGTTCTTCTTCAGTAAGTAGGCTATAGTCTTTCCCGAAAATAGCTAGAGCATTATGATGTATCCAGCTGTTAGGTAGATTCTGTACTCCGTTAGAGGAATTATCTACAGACCTAGTTGTATACTTCTCTTCTACTTCGTCACAAAACCAGTAGAAAGGTTTCATTCCTTTGCTTGTTATTACCTTAACATACTCTCCTTGCTCTTTAAGCCAGTACGCATAAGGAGCTGCACATACAAGTTCATAGCCAAACTCTGGGTTTAGGTCAACTATCATAATAGTATTCTTTTAGCTCAATGAGCTGCTCTTTAATTGATTTTGTTTTTATCTCTCCTACGAGGCATTTATTTACTTCTACTGAAGAGTTTGGTACGATTTCAATATCTTTACTAAATACTTCTTTAATCAAAGATAGTAAATCAAATTTAGAGAGGCAAGTACTTTCAATAGTATTTTCTACTTTGTAGCTATCCCAATCCTGCATTAGTTTATAACATTGTTTAGCCCATTCTAAAGTTGTAATGCCGCTCCACATAGCTTTGGTGTAGCCTCCTACTGAGTTCTCGCTATTTAAAAACCATTCAAGTAAACTAACTTTAGAGTCTAATTCAGGTCCTATGATAGATGTTTTGAGTATCTTAGTACGTGTTCCTTTTTCAATAATAAAGTCTCTAGCTTTTCTTTTAGATACGCCGTAAACATCTTCGTCTACTTCACAATCAGTTCCAGGGTGTATAACTCTAGTATTTGCTAGAATATCTAACCAGGTAGGAAGATCTTCGTTGATAGAAAAGTCTTTAGTCCGTTGAGGAATAGCTCCAATACAGTTAATAATATACTCTCCTTTAAAGGAAGTTACTGCATCAGCAAAATCAGGAGTTAAGTAGCGGAAAGGAGTAACAGTAACTGTAACTCCATTATTAGAGAGGTACTCGGAAACCATATGTCCAAGCATGCCTTTATGCCCTAGCACTAAAACGTTCATTGAAAGTAATTATAGTGTTGTAGAATATCTTCAAGTTCCTGCTTACTTACTGCTACTTGATCGCTTGTAAATTCTTCCCAGCTTACTTGTCTGTCTGAGATGTCTTTGTAGTGCATGTAGTAAGTATCGTTGTCCTTGTTGTAGAACGTACGAGGTCTTTCCTCCTTAGATACCATCATTTCATGTAGCTTCTCTGAGATGCGTGGTGTGCCGAGTTTATATTCTAATCCAAACTTTTCAGCATAAATTTCAAATAGATCTCTTACCTTAAAAGCCTTTAAATTAGGTATAACATTATAACCAGTTTCCTGTAGTCCTGCTTCTATAAGGTCGATAGCTTGCTCGATATCGATCATAAAGCGAGTCATCTCAGGAGAGTACAGAGTAAGTTTATAACCTTTCTTAATTGCATCCCACATCAAAGGAATAATCGAACCGGTTGAGTTTAGTACGTTACCATAGATAGCAGTTGAAAGCTTAACGTTAGACTTCTCTGCGTTTACAATAAAAGCTTCTCCTGCTACAAACTTCATAGCACCGTACAGGGTTGTAGCTGCTCTAGATTTATCTGAAGAGATAAAGCAAGCTGCTTTAAAGTTATTCTCTTCTGCTACTCTTCTAGAATTAATAGCTCCATCTACAATCACTCGTACTCCTTCTTCTACATTCTGATCTACAGCTTCAATCTGTTTTAAAGATGCAGCAAAAATCCCAATAGTATGTCCGGCGGAAGCTCTTCTAAGCAAGTCGTAGTTGCGAACGTCTCCTACGACGCAATTAATGTTTGGGAACTCTTTTTTAAGGTAGTAGTGCTTTGCTTCGTCTCTAGAGTACACTGTTATTTCATTATCAGTGTAATACCTCTCGACAAGATTTCGGCCCAGGTACCCTGCTCCGCCGGTGATAAAAATTTTTTCACCTTTCATAACCTTCAAAATATTTTAGATTTTCTGTAAAAGACATAACAGGATTTACTCCACTATTATAAATAGGTTTAACAAATGTCTGTTCATCGTGATCAGGAAGACGGCCCCACTTGCTGTTAAATTTGTTGATGTTTGCTTGCTCTGCTAGCTGCTGTCTATCTGATTTAACTGCTAGGTTATCGTCCTTAAAGTGACTTCCTCTAGCAGAAAAATGGTATAGTACCGAAGTAGCTACCATTCTGAATTCAAAGCCTTCTAGCTGCATTCTTACAAACAGGTCCATATCCTCCCAACTAGAGGGAGCAAAGAGAGGATCGTTTCCTCCTATGTGGGTAAAGTCTTCTTTGCGGCAGAAGAAGCCAGCTCCTCCTCCTTTTCGAACTTCCGTACCTTTGTTAAGTTCGGAGAACTCTGAGGCAAACTGATCGAATAACTCTGTATTAAAGTTGTAATGGTACTCCCCAAAAACTTCTGATGGGAAGAAAACTGTACCGGGTCTGTAGTCCGGATCAGCTGGGAAGATTTTAGGTTGAATTCTAAACGAAGATGCGATCAGCCTGCTGTTATTATTTTCAAATAGCTTTAATAACTCTAGGTCTTGATTAGGACCGATCCACATATCTGAGTGGATAATATTTACGAATTCAGTTTGAGCTTTGTCTACACAGAAGTTCATCCCACCGCCAATACCTTTAGGTTTGGTGTTGTGATCTATGTAGTACTCAATACCTACCTCACCTGCTTGAGCTTTCAACCATTCGTCTGTACCGTCTGTGCAATTTTCAGCATGTACAATAATAGGTTGATCCTTATAGTATGCATTCTTTCTTACAGAAGCAACTGCTAGCTTAAGGTAGTTTAAGTTGTTGTTAGTGGAGATGCACGTGGTAATCATCGACTTCGTTTTCCCAGTTGATTAAAGGAGACATAAAATAAGTCTCTCCATGAGTTGAGTACCCGGGTATCGGGCTTATTAATACACGCTTGCGAGCGTTTAATTCCAAAAACATAGAGAAGTCATAAGGATGGCCTGTAACTTTTCCACTCTCTGGATGTATGCCGTTTGTATACTTCCGTAGGATGTCTTCGTCTGCTTTTAATGTCTTTGCTTTAGCAGCAAAGGTCATAGTAGTTGAATTAGTAACCTTCCAGTGAGAGTAGCGAGATACAAATACACGAGTAATCTCAGGACCATCTTTACATAGTTTGTTTCCTCCATGTTCTGCTAGTACGTACTTATCTGGATGATCGTAAAGAGTAATGTACTGTACTCCTGTCTGAAAGATTTCTTCTAGAGCTTGTCTAGCTCCTGCTCTATGCAGGTAGTCATTTTCTACGAAGTATACTGTAGTGTCATCTTCTAGCTGAAGGGCTTGATCTAAAGCAAGATTGAATGTACCTGCTCCATTACCTACAGAATGTCTTTGAATATTTTCAGCCGGTACATACTTGCAGATCATTTCAAAAGTCTCCTCTCCTATATTATCCGCAATTACAGTAATAGAGCTAGGATCGAAATGCTTTACAAAGTTTCGCAGGCAATTCTCATTATTAATATAAGGTGGTTTAATCTTATTATAACCTGCCTCAGATATTCTGTAGTATATTTTAAGCATCTTTAAAAACGTCCTGCCAGGTGTAGGACTTGTAGTTAGGGTTGAATAAATTGTTGGTATTGGTTCTGCAATATTCGTTAGCTAATTTATACCAGTTATGAGATTTTCTCTTATTATCGATATCCACGCTTTCAAAAGATTGCTCTCCGGCAATGTAGTTTCTCTTCTGAGGATGTTTTCTATTGTGTACTACTAGCAAATTCCTAAAATGGTATTGAGGAGTAGTAGGGAGTAACTGATGCAGTACGTGCATGAACGCTGTATCTTCGTGAATAAAGAAAACAGAGGAAGGAATGTTAACTCCTGCTTTAATAACTTCTGAAGATATTACTAATCCGCATCCGTTAAATTTGTGCGGACTAATAGTAGATACTTGTAGTTCTTCAATGTTGTTAAAGCTATTCATTTCCTCTTCTGACATAGTATAAGGAATGCTCCACCAATTTTCTGTATCTCCTTCTATAAAAGGTTTATTTGTAAATTCTGGATGCTCTAGTGGTTCCCAGCTTTTATCCCACATTTTACAAATACCGAATGTTGCAATGTACTTAGGAGTATGTTTTACATTCTGGTGTAGGTGATCTGTGACTACAAATGCCTGCTTTGGGACTAACATATCTGATTCACCCCACACCAGTACATCAACCATAGTACAGTACTTGGCATTAAACTCTCTTCGATAATCTGCTATAGTTATAAGAGTTTCATCAATATAAACATTTGCTGAGTATTCATTAAGTCTTTCCACTTGCTTCTCAAACTGAGATAGAATATAAGCTAACCTGTCTGGATTATCTAATTGTTCTAGTTCTTGGTTAGTGGTGAGCTTAATATCGATAAGTACTTGGTCTTTATCGTATATGTCAACAGCTGCTAAAAGAGTATCAATATACTCTGGAAGCATTTCAATTTCGTACCATTGTACTAGACAGCCAATTGCAAATTTAGTTTTCATATTGATCTCTGTATTTGCTCCAGGTCTGACTCATAAAATGAACACGGTGCTCTTTATCAAAGCCGTTAAAATGCCATACGTAACCGCAATCTACAAACATAAAATCGTTAAGAAGTTCTTTGCGATTTAAGTGAGTGAGATTCCATCTCTTATTAAGTAGAGTTACATCGTAGTCTAACTGCCGTGTAAGGTAGTTAACAGGTGTTTGATCTGTACCTTTGCGCAAAGTTGTCTGCAGGTTTGTTAACGTTTCTGCGTTATTATGCCAGAAATCTGTAATAGCAGTGCACAATTCTTTATGCTGTTTGTTTATTACAACAAATCCGCAGTTGTAATAGTTGACCCAATCCAGCTTTACTTCTGGAAATAAGTGTTGGTAGCCTTCCAAGCTCTGCCATACCCAACCTACATTATCGTTATCGACACAGGCTGCTAGGTTGTGCTTAGTTTCATTAAAGAAATTAGGAGCATCCCAGTGTATCATCGTATCAATATCCACTAATGCTACTTGATCGTATTCAATATTATTTGTCTCTAGTATGTCTAAGACGTACCACCTCTGCCAGGTAGCTTTCATCTCAGTAGGATCTACTAGAGGTTGATCTAATACGATAAGTTCTACATCGTGTCGCTTACACCAGTGCTGCCAGGTAGCTAAGCAGAACTGAGAATAGTTAACAGTGTCGTAATTAGTGTTAAGGTTTGTGATAAAAACAACGTTACGCATATGTGTAGTTTGCAGAGAGAGTTCTGTATTCATTGAATATACGAACTAAATCGTTATCTTCAAAGAACTTGAACATATTTCCTTCAGCATTACGGCAATATTCATTAAGAGATAAGTCACTCTTTTCCTGCTTGTAGGTCTGAGCAGAGTAATGTATGACTGGACACCAGTCAACAACTCCTACTTTCCAGTTGTTCTGTTCACAAACAATACCTGAGTATACATCCTGTCCCCAGCCGTAGATCAGCTGATTAGAAAACTGACTAATCTTCTCAACTAAGTCTCTATGCATTAAAGGTGCTTGAAAGTCTACCCACTTAACATCACGTACTTCGGTAGCAGACCAGCAATGAACATACTTCCATTTGCACTGGTTCTTTTGAGGCTGTAGTACACAAGGAGAAACAATTTTGTAATCTTTTTCGAACATAGCTTTGCGAAGAGATTTAACAAAGTTACCTCCATGTAGAATTAAATCGTTATTGAGAGAAAGCAGACTGTCGTATTCTTTGTTCTCTAAAAACAATTGCATAGCAAGGTTTAAAGCTCCCCCAAAGTAAACATTCTGTCCTGTCTCGTGAGTAGTGTATTTGCTTTTACCTTCCGGTGTAGAACCGTTATCTATAATGATTAGGTCATAAGAATCATCTCTATGTGCTTCTAGAGATTCAAAAAGCTGATCGGTTAGATCAGGAAGATTGTGGTTGTAAATAACTGCTAGTGTCATAATGCTTTAATATAGTTAGGATGAGTATAGATCTCCAACGGGTGATCTATATTAATTCGAGTTATATAACGTAGAGGATCAGCTTCTAATCTATCCGGCCTGATAATAATATTGTCCTGGTTGTTATGCTTAGCCTGCTCTAATGCAGACTTAAAAGCATTTCTGTAAGCTTCTGGGCGTATGAGTTGTCTAAATCTAAGATCTTTATACTTACCGGGTCTCCACCAGGCATAGTGAAATACGTATCTTGGAAAGATTGTTAGTTGAGGGTATTTCTGACTTGTGAAGTTCTTTACAACCTCTCTGTAGTATTCCCAGGTTCCAAACTTAATAACAATTCTTCTTTTATGAATGCGGGAAGGATCTAAACTTTCTGCCTCTATGTAGTATTGATTCTCCATAAAGTCTAAGTACGGAGCTTGAAGACCTTCATCAGGATTTAAATTGGAGATAAGTTCTTCTAGTAAGTCGGTATCATTTTTGTGAAAGAATACATCTCCTTCGAGAGGAAATATCAAATCTCCTTCTTGTACAACTACACCTAATTCTTCAAAGTTACTAACTGAATGTACGTAGCAGTCGTTAGCATCTATGGCTGAGTAGTCTACTGCATTCCAGGTAATTTGTATCTCGGGGTACTTTATTTGAGCTTCTTTTACAGCTGCTTGTACTACTTGCGTATCCCAGGCTAGGTTAGTATCCTCGAAACAGAACTCTTTACGAAAGCTTTCATCTACTCCTCCTTTATTTTCAGGTCCTTTTGGGAATAGTCCTTCATTGTAAATAATGTGAGTAGGCTTTATAGTGTTTACAAGATTTTCAATCTGTAAGGCAGTAAAGTGCCCTTCACCAAAGCAAGGAATTATAACAATCCGCTTCATGTTTATTTTTTCCAGAACGAATAAATTCCTTTTTCTATTTCGTAATTCTCCCAAACAAATCTCTCTCGTTTAGGTTGGTGCTGAGCCCATTCCCACATCTTAGTCAAACCTTCTTTAAGATCTGTTTTGTGCTGGAATCCTAGTAGCTCGATAGACTTGTCGTAGGTTGGGATAGCGTAATGTACCTCGTGGCGTTTCTCTAAATAAACTCTTTCAGCACCTCCAACAACTTCAGTTAGAATATCAGCTGCTTCGTTGATAGAATACTCTTGAATACCTCCTAGGTTAATAATCTGCTTGGAAGCTTCAGGGCGTACTGCAGCATTCCATAGAGGCTCTAAAGAATCATCGATGTAACTAAATGCTCTCTTTTGAGTACCGTCTCCAAAAATAGTTACCGGCTGACCTTCCATATGATAGTACATCCAGATTCCAAGAACGTTGCGGTACTTATCCCAGATGTTTTGGTTAGCACCGTAGACGTTATGAGGTCTGATAATACAGTAGTCAAGTCCGTGCTGTTCGTTTGCAATTTCAATATCATGCTCACAAGCTGCTTTAGCTACTCCGTAAGGATCGATAGGAGCTCGTCTCATATCTTCGTGGAAGATTCCTCCTTCCCCAAAGCCGTAAACTGCCATGGTGGAAGTGAATACTAGTCGCTCTACATCGTGCTTGATACATTCATTAACGATCCGAGCTGTAGCTACGAGATTGTTCTTGTAATTGTAAGTCCGAATAAAAGGAGAGAGACCTTCTGCGGCATAGGCTGCAAAGTGAAAAACGTAGTCTGGTTTATGAACTTCAAAGCAATTTTCGATAGGATGATTGACTAAATCCATCTGCCAGAACTCAACTTCTGGGTTAACGTTTTCTTTATATCCGCCGCTAAGATCGTCAATACCTACTACCCTGTAGCCGGGTTTATTTTTTATAATCCAATCTGCTAGTCTAGATCCTAGTAGGCCAGCTACACCTGTAATTAAAACAGTCTTGTTCATTTTTCAGCTATGCGTTTAAATATTTTATCGATATTGTTTTTGTTGGCTGCTCTACCTTCGTTAGCTTTGCGAAGCCTTTTTTCGTTAACAACCATTCTTTCAAGATTAGGTTTGCTTTTTTTAGTCTCTTCTAATCTAGCTCGATCGGCTTCTCCTATGTTGATATCGTTTCGGATAAGCTCCTCTAGCTGTTCAACAATAGAATTTTCGTCAAAGGTACGATGCTCTTCTAAATAAATATAAGACCTATTTTCTAGAGAGTCAACTAGTAGTTCGGTTATTTTTCCTTTTACTTCTTTAATTAAAAGCTTCTGGTGGCTAGCTTTTTCATCTAGGTTATCTTTCTCAAAGAAGTATAGCTTAATATTTTCAGTGATCAACCTATCCAAGTACGCACTCAGCGTATCTATATTAGTTATTCTCATACCCTATCCCCTCTACTGTTGATAACTGTTTGTAAAAATATTCTACTAAGCTCTGATTAGAGTACTGAGTAGTGTAAGCTCTTCGCATATTCTCTACTAAGTAGGGTTGAAGTTCTTTATAGTTCCTGAAGATGTGTTCGATCTTTTCTTCTACATCCGACCAATCGTACTTACAGGCAATATAGGTTTCATTATCCTGGTAGATAAACGGATAAGAATCTAGATGAGACATATCAGGTTTAAGAAGAATACTTCCAAAGCTTGCTGCTTCAATATCCCGTACTGCCATCTCTCCATATCCGATAGGAGCTGTTACAATCTTAGAGTTGTACATATTCTGGTAGAATTGCTCTTGAGGAATTTTTACTCCTTTTTCTCTCCTTGCAACCTTATAAGAAGTACCTTCTAACTTCTCTAGTAACTCTTTGCGGTGGGTGTCGTAGTAAGGAGAAGTTAAATTTGTATACTCATAATTTAAATTATCCCCCCAGCTAAACATACACGACACATCGTAAGGCTTGTCTGAAGAGTAATTATACCAGGTTGGGGTGATTGTAGAGAGCCAGTTTGTACCGCTTAGCTTAATCCTGTCCTTAACTTGATTAATAAAAGGTACTTTGTAATCTCCAGCACCCCAGTATGTTCTTCCATTAACCCAGCCCTGTTCGTATAGCGAGAGATCTTTGAGTAAAGTATTCTTAAATAAAACTTTTACCTCGGTTGCTTGGAGTACTTCAACTGTTCCTATTAGGGAATGTGAATCTTGTCCATCAAGCAGTAGAACATCCTTACCAAACTTTGATACAAACTCAATACCTTTCTCAACCGATTCGGCTAAGCTTGCTTGCTTATCTATGAAGCTTGCTTGAGCAATAAAAGCAAAATCGTATGAACTATCCTCGGTTGTAAACTCTATACCTACCTCTTTGAATAAGTCTTTAGCTCTCCAATATGGACGGAAAGCAATCTCATTGCGGTGTAGGTCAGGTTGTACTAACCGAATCTTTATCATAAAGTATCGTAGTAAGCGTTTTGTTTTTCTTGACGCTGGATTGTTTTAGGATGGAACAAGCACCATTCTTCCTGAGGGGGAAGCGGGGAAGCGGTTTTAAATCCTTCTAGGTATTCATGTACCTTGCTTACCCATTTAATATCTGAAGATCTTTTATAGATCCTCCATTGATAGTCTGGAAAGTTTACCCAGTCTTTTTCGTTAATAGCCCAGTTCCACTTCTGTACATGCTCTAGGGTTAGTCCTTCTACTGTGTTGATTCGAGGTACTAGTATAACATCTACCTGATTCATTTCAAGTAGAGCAGGGAGATGCTGCATTAGAAAACTGCTAGGCATCTCATCAGCATCAATCTGAAAGATATAATCTCCCAAGCAAGCTTCAGTCAAAGCATTCTTCATGTTAGCAAAGTGCCCGTCGAAGTGGTAACTAATGTACCGAAATGGAGCAAATGTATTCGTAGATAGACTTCTTAGATACTCATCTACTGCCTTAGTTCCATTATTGGAATCGTAAAAGATAATGATCTCATCCTCCTGCCTCTTGTTCTGAATTAGGAAAGGAAGCAGTCGTTGTATCTCTACAAGCTCATTACAAACCGTTACTGCGTAACTAATTTTCATTACATTTCGTAAAAGCCAATTACTTGTAATGCGTCCATAAAGTCTCTCTGTTCGAAGTTTTGAGCTCCTTTCATATCCATTTTATGAGTCTGCCCTTCAGGGTACTTGTGCTGTTCTTCTTTAAGAATCTCAACAGCTTTAACGGCTGCCCATCTCCAATTCTCTTTAGTACTGCCGTCGATAAACACCATTCCTTTACCAGGCAGTGTTACCGTAGCAGGCATCCATATATGATCGTCTTGATCTTTATGAAGAAGGTCTTTGTAGAGTTCTGGAGAGGATTCTAAGGCTTGAGTGACTGGCTGGCTTCCTTCTGTCATAACAGTAGAGGTTGTAAAGCCACATCCCATACATAACCAGGTTGTTAGCTGTTCGTTGATGTGCTGTTCGTAGCAGGCATTAGAGCCGCATCTTTTACAATCGGTTAACTTATCCATTTATTTTCTGTAGTTTAGGTAGCTGTAATGTTGGTAGTTTAAGTTCAACTTGCTTAGGGAACTCAGGAAGATTACTTGAGAGAATTTGATCTAATTGCTCTGCCATCTTCTCCCAGCTAAAGTTTGTACGAGACTTATATCCCTGTCTCTTAGCTAGCTCTGCATACTTCTTATAGTTGTCAAATACCATACGCAAAGCAGTTCCTGTCTGTGCATCGTCTGGTGTAAACCATTGAGCTTCTTTTAATAGCATTTTATCTATTGCAGCACTCTTATGTACGTTAGTCAGAGTACCGGCAACAAGGTAAGTAAATTCCTTATCTAAGAAGTCGATATGCCCTGACCATCCTGAAGCTATGATAGGTTTATTCACAGCTGAGAATTCTAGAAGAGGTCTGCCAAATCCTTCTCCTTTAGTAAAGCTAACCATTGCTTTGACTTTAGGATGATTGTATAACATATTAACTTCTTCATCAGACATCTCTCCGTGAAGTAGGTAGATGTTAGGTAAAGTACCTTTAATACTCTTTCTAATATCGTCAATCTTTTTTAGTACTTGGTTTCTATCCAAGATAGAAGCGTTAGCAGATTGAGTCTTTAAGATTAAAGCAGGAGCGTCTTTCTTATTCTTAAAACTTTCTAAGAAAGCTTTTACAAGGTATCCTACATTTTTTCTATCCTGTCCAAAGTCTCCTTGCAGCCAATGTCCTACAAAGAGGTAAGCAAAAGATTCTTCTACTGCAGAGAGGTTAAAAGTACTACTAGTAACAGGTTTATATTTTTCAATATCCAATCCTTCAAATAATACTTCAATAGGCTTCTGCAGTTCAATTGTACCTGTAGTCTTACCCTTATCTTGCACTTCAAACTTACTTCTCTCAAAAGTTTCTTTAGCATGCTGAGAGGATACTAGTGTGAGGTTCATTCTATTACAGCCTTCAATCCAACTTGGATCACAGATTGTAGTTTCGATACCGGCTGTAACTCCTATGTTATACTTTCCAATAGGTTGGAACTCATTAGGTACTGTAATTTGAATCCAGATATCAGGTTGACCTGTAACGTTTGGTACAATCTTTGAAGCTAGATCATGCTCTGAATGGTCTTTTAGATATCCAAACCGAGTATTCCCCCAGCGTTGAGATAGAATATAGACATTATATTTACCTGTACTAATTAAGGCTTTAACAAAATCTCTAGAACGGCCTCCGTATCCAGAGTACGTATCAATTGGACAACTAACTAAAACTGTTGGCTTACTCATATACCATTGGGTGTTTTACATATTTAGTAGGAAGATCTTCAACCTTAATCACATCGTATCGGCTACGAGGTGTAAAGTTTTCAAATGTTTGATCGATAGATAGAATCACATTCTTGGACATATTCTTAGCAGACATCATTGCTTCGTCTGATGTTACCCATTCACGTCCGGCAAGTCCTTTCTGCTTTCTTTCTTCGGGAGACAATATGTAGATTCTTTCAAGGACATCAGCTACATCTCTGAAGTCGCATCTGTCATCGTGGATGTACGGAGTAGGTACCGAACCTACTAGTGAGATGTTGGAAGGGTAGACAGGCATAGCCCACTCTCCATGCTCTAGATAAGTACCCATGTGGTTGGAAGGTATTTCAAGCGAAGGAGTATACCACTGACCTTTATCATCTACAAATCTCATCTGGTCTTGCATACCACCGGTAACGTTACCAATGATCATAGTACCTGCCATCATAGATTCAGTCAAGCTTAAGCCCCATCCTTCATTAGAAGAGATGAGCATAGTAACATCTGCGAGGTTGTACAGCCAGTTCATCTGCTCGTGACCTAATCTGTCCTGAGAGAAGAATACATTAACGTAGCTCGGATCGCAAATAGCTTCTCTAACTGCGTAAAGATCTGTTCCGTTTTCATCTACAGGCTGGGTGTGCATAATTAGAGCACATTTCTTTGCTTTCTCTGGACCTACTTGATCACAGAACTGTCTATAGGCTAGAATAACATCACCCGGTGATTTACGTCGGATGTTTCTAGAGTTCCAGAACGCTACAAACTCAATATCTTTTCCTTCAAAGATGCTCTTTTTGAACTCCTGGTACTTGTCGTAATTCTTAGACTCAGGTGTAATAGGGAAGAAGTGCTCTTCGTTAATACCGTGAGGTACATAAGTAAGTACCTTACCTTTAGCAGCATCTTCTAGCACAAGCTCGTTAATATTCTTAGTCTGTTTTGAAATAGACATAAGAAGATCACAGCACTCGTAATAAGCTTTATTGTAAAGAGGGGTAGGGTAATCGTCCCAAATGTTTAAGTACAGGAGAGGCATTGTTGTTCTAAGCTCTCTTTCGATATCAAACAACCAAGCCCAGTATCTAGGATCGGTAAAGAGCATGATAGCGTCAGGCTTTTCAACTCTTAGAAGCTCTCTTATAACCTCAATAGTGCCGTAGCCTGATGTTGCATATAGCTTCACTGAAGCATCTGTTATACCGGTCTGCTTGTTAACATCTTCTGAGAGATCAAAGGCTTTCTTTTCATCGGGATGCTTCATAGCACCTCCTAAGTTTACCCAATTGAAGTGATGTGATGTGCCTACTACAATCTCTCTTGCCATAGTAGCGACTCCGGAATGGAGTCTTATATCATCACACAGCAGAAGAATCTTTTTTCGATCTTTCTGCTCAACATAACGAAATTTGTCTTGCATTATTTTAAGTTTATATCGTTCTGATTATGTACCTTGTCTCTAAACGTATCGTCTGTAAGATAGAAAAAAATAGCTCTATCTGCCAACTTTTGAAAAGAAAATTTATAGCGTACGCATTGAACTTTAAACTCGTCGAATAACTGCTGTTCTACTCTAACGCTTGTCAGCTTTTTGTTGTCCATAGCCTTTATATGTTTATATACATATATAAATAGCTTGGAATTATAAAATAGCTGCGCTACAGAGAGGGCTTTTGTTAAACGGACAGAATCTACAGTTGTTTTTAGATGCATTCTTATTATAGTCTTTCTCAAGATATTCTCCTGTATCCGAAAATGCTTCTTCTACAAATCTATTTAAGCCGGACATCGCCTGACCTCGCTTAATCTTTCCTGAAGCAGGTCTGAATTGCTGTACTCTTTTGGGTACAAACTCTCCTCCTTCGTAAATCTTTCTACGTACGATAAAGAATTCTACATCGATGTTCTCTACATCGGTATTGAATTGCTTGGCAAAGAACTCTTTGTAGAATAGTACCTGAGAGATCTTAGTATCGCTTTTCTTTTCGTAATCACTCCAACCCTTAGTCGAAGTCTTGATATCTAAGATCAAATACTTTCCTGTAACTTCATTGTAGAAGACCAGATCAAGATAGGCTTTGAAGTACAATCCAGTCTTAAGCTGCTGTACCAGCGGCACCTCTACTCCTACCAGGTAAGTTCCTTTTGTGCTAAAGTATATCGAACGTTTCTTTTTTAGGTAGTCCATTATGGCTACTCCGTCGTTGTGAAACTCTTGAAGCTCCTGAGGAGTTGTAAAGTCTTTGTGTCCGTTATTAAATCTTTCTTTCTTGTAAGTCTTCTTCATTCGGTCAATCAGATACTCTGATAGATCGATTTCAGTAGCAGCCTTTACCGATTGGTTGTAAAGTACATCCAACCAGTTCTGAGCTGTCTCGTGTAGAGCAGTTCCAAAGACTGTATGAATGCTAGGAGTATAAGGTGCTAGCTTTTTCGGATACGAAAGATACCACTGATGTGGACAAGTACTGTAGATTGAGTATTGACTGTAGGAGATGTTTTTGTTCTCCTTTGTGTCGTACTTCTCTACTTTGTATTCACGAACCAGGCTTACCTCCTTAGGGAGTTTCTTCTTAGCCATTTTACTTCTTCCACATACCTCGAGCCACTAACTGAGCAATGATGCCGTAGTTAGCCAGGTCTTGATAAGTATCCATTAAGGATTCATTCTGTACACTACGTCGATTAATCAGCAGATTCTTCCAGCGGTTAACCTTATCTGAGATTCGGTACCAGAGTCCGGTCAATGCAAAGCCAATCTCATCTTCGTTAGCAAGTTGAGTACCTGCAGTGATGTTATGCATTCCGTAATCTAAATGCTTCTTTGCAAAGAGCTCTAACTGCTCTGCTTGAATCTGAATGTAGCCGTAGTAGATAGTCGGGTATTCTTCCTTGAGGATCTCGACTGCGCCTCTTTCGTATATATTTTTATCTTCGCTCATAACCTTAATATACGAAAAAAGCCCCTGCGAAGCAAGGGCTCTTTAAACTTTTTATTCTTTTCTTTCTCCTTTGTGAGGATCTATTCGATCTAAGATCTTATTTAAGTCCCCTATATGGATAAAGCCAGACATCGAAGCGTTCTTAAGAGCACTTATAAGCTGAAGTAGAATGAAAGGTACGATAATGGTTTCAGATAACCAACTAGTTCCTGCAAAGCCTCTTTCGACCATCAGGATAACAGTTAGGAACATTACCCATACTATTGTTCTTTGTAGTACTCTAACAGCTTTAAAGGTCTTAAAACCTTCTCTCTTGATTCCAGCAATGATGCCAAAAAATCCATCTACAAACACCACAGCAATTAGAGCAAGGTACTGCTCAAAGTTACCCATTGTCAGCTCTAGAAAATAAGAGCATCCGAATGAAAGTGTGGTGGCGATAGACAAAAATATGGCTGTTGGTTTCATTACTTCACGTATTCGTAGTACTTCTTAGTCTTGGCATTTCTGTCTTCAAGTCCGTGAGTACCGCCGTTGATGCGCTTGGTCAGTTCCAGGATAGCTGCATCGTTGATGCCCTTATCACAGATAGTCCATAGCTTATTTCTTTCAAAGAAAAACATAGCTGATTCAAAAGCGTATTTAGTAGCAACCGTATCAGGGTTAGTCAAGACCTCGTCATTGCCTAAGTACTTTGCAAATGCTTCGTAGTTGGCTTTACCAGTCAACTGAAGAGCTCCTCTGCCTCTGAACTTGTATCCATCCCCTGATGCTTCGGCTCCGTTGCCCATCCTGTCGGCGTAGACTCGGTTTGCAATCTTTTCAGGCTGGCGGGCGTAAGACTCTTCGAGGTTACCGGGGAAGTACTTGCCGAAGATACCTTGCAGGCCTTGGGCGGAGTAGTTTAGGTTCTCTGAAAATGCTTTAAAGCCTCCTGTTTCGTGGGCTGTTTGAGCGAAGAAGTGTGCAGCTCTAACTGGAGTCAACTTATAAAACTCCATTGCCTTCTTCATTGTTCCGGGACCAAAAGCGCCATCAGCGGCTATGCCCATCTTCTCTTGTAAACTTTTTAAGCTCATAGTTTAATTTTTAATCGTTATTTTCTTCTTTCTTTCCTCCGAAGATCTTTCCTGCTTCGGCGATACCAAATGCACCTAGAGTGATCATTACAAATGAATTGAAGATAGTATCACTGATTACCAGTTGGTTACCTAAAATACCTGTAACGATGTCAGCTCCAGCGAAGATAGCCATCACCGAGAATGATAAAAAGCCAACGATTGTTTTCTCGTTGAAGTCATTTTTATCTTTAAAAATGTCCCAAAATGCCATAAATTGTTATTTAAAAAGTTTAACTTATAGAACTGATTAAGAAAACAATTGACGGCAACCCTTTGGTATAAATAGACCTAGTCTAGGGCATCCACAATAGCTTTTTTAACAGCTACTGAAAATTCTGTTCTTTCGAAAGGAAGATTTTCATCTTGCAGCTGCATTAATGTAGCAGCAACGTTTGTATTAGCTTTTCCTACTCCGTGATAGACTGATGAACCGATTGCAATATCTACCTCAACGATTGTTTTCTTTTGTTTGAATTCAAAAGGTCCGATTCTAATTCCTTGAGTAGGAGCTTTAATTTCAGTTACTGTAACGTAGATCGGACTTGCATTAAGATCGCTTTCCGGGCATAAAGGATTTCCTCTTTCATTGAGAACGTCCTCGGTGATTTGTCTTAGTCCGAAAGTAAATTTTTGATTGTCGATACCGGCAAGGTTGGCATTTGAAGTCACCGTAGCGACGTAAAAGCACATAGTAAGGATTGGATTGATCATGATATTGACTTAGTATTGTAACGTGGCTTGGTTAGAGTATCCAGGCGATAATAAATAGAAGTTGCTTATACCTCCTGAAGTAGGAGTAAAGGTAAAGTTAGATTGCAAGCCAGGTATTGAACCCATTAGGTTTGAAGAACCGCTATTAAGGCTAGTCCATTGAGCATTTGTAAAAAGCAATGTGCTTTTAGTAAAAGGTGCTCCGTTAATTCTATCAGCTATAATGCAAATATCGGCAGTAGTAATCTTTCCTTCAAGGTTTAAATCGTACTTGTGATAGTGGAAGGGTCTTAAGGTAACTTTCTGAGTTACAACATCACCCACTCCTTCAAAATCTGCAGAAGTAAGATTAGAAGTTACAGTAGGAACTACTACTTCGATATACCACTCAACGGAAGGATTGGTGGGTTGGGAGAAAGAATACTGCCCATTTAAATTAGTGACTGATGTGGCTTGAATAGTCCAGGCAGTAGTAGTAACTATGTATTCAAACTCTAAAACATAGGGCAAGTTTACATTGTTAGGTAGGTCATTCCATTTTCCATTACCGACAAACTGAACGTAGTCTTCATTACCTGCGTTGTTTGGCTCTCCAGGGTTCCAAGAAGTGTAAGAGTAAGCTTCACCGGTAACCCATCTCCATACTCCTTCATTTACTTCATCGGTTAATCCTATCCAACCCGATGGCCATAACCCAAATATAAAGTTATTTTCAGCCTGCGTGGTGACTGTTACTAGATGTCCACCCATGTTGTCACAGGCAGCTTTGGCTGCTGACCAAAATGCTGAACCTGTTGACCTGTAGTAGGAATGACCGTTGTAGTTCTGCTGATTTGTAAAACCTGTAATGACTGGGGTGACTCTTTTATAAAGGTTGACTGTTACTCCTGGAACTCCTATATTGCCTTCGGTCCTTATAGCACCCGAGTGAGTAAAGGTCTGAGAGAGACCTAGTAACTGTACCAGGAATACAAAAGCTGAAGTGATAAGAACCTTAGAAGTCATAATTAGCGCCTATTGAAACGATATAAGGCGTGGTTTTGCTGTATCCATTCTCTATATCAGATATATCATAAGTATAACTAGTTCTAAACTTCGTAGCAAATGCAAATACATCAGTAACATTGTATTGAATAGTAGTACCGAAGTAAGTAGTCAAGTTAGTTCTATTCCAAAACCAGATATCTAAATAATCTTCCGAGTCCTCTAAATGTTTAAAGTGGGTTCTAAGAGATGACAACATAAAGATCTCAGGTCTTGCCACCCATCTTCCTGCTTGAAACTCTTTCATTCCTAAGAGCATGACACTGAACTTAGTCTGGAAGCCTGCCGGGATGTAAGTATCAAGGAATTGAAACCCGTCCCAGCTATTATCCTTCACAAACAAAGTGTACCCTAGCTTGTAGCTACTCTTCTGGTAAGTCTGATTAAGGAAAGGAGTAACTGAAATTGTATTCACTCCTACATCACTCCCTCCTATCGTGAGGCTGTATGTGTTGGTTCTAAGCAGGCCGTTAGGGAATTCTTTCTCTCTGATGTAGTTGTAGCCGAACTTAGTAAAATTAAATGAAGGAGTCCTTGAAAGGAAGAACCCGTTGGTGTGATTCTTATTCTTAAGCTGGTAGGCGAGATTATAGCTGAAGATACTAAACTGACCTAGGAACCCGAAGGATAGGCTTGAACTACTAATGATGTCGTTATCAAGATCAACGTACTGAATTGAAGTCCACTCCGAGACTGATTCAGAGCCCTCTTGGGTAGTCTGGGCAAAGACATTGAAAGGTATTAAGATGAGTAGTAAAAATTTTTTCATAACAGTATTTTTGTTCCTGTTGATATCTGGTAATTAAGTATTTCTGCATTCCATTGATAAGCTCCTGAGAATGAAATACTCCATTTGAACTTATCAGTTAATTTAAAATCTATGTTAGCTAGAGGTACTAGTAGCATTCCTGAACTGTACCACTGACCTTGGTAGTAGAAGATATAAGGTGAATATACGCCCAACAGCATTACGTTTCCACCTATTGATTTTCCTCCTTTAAAGTTTGTAAATCCTCCTCCGACTATGGACCAGTTCCGGAACCAGCTCTTCCCCAGCTGCCCGGCAGTAAAATTAGTACCCAACATCATTGTAGCAGGTCCTGCTTTTTGAGCTGCTAGAGCTGTGGTTGTATTAAACCAATCGGTCTTAAAGTTAGTCATCACCGAATTGGAGAATACCCCCATAAACCCTTTAGCTTTATAAGAACCATATAGAGTAGTATTCAGAACATTCTCACCGGTAGTGTAATTCAGATTAACTCCTTTGATAAAGTTTTGCTTGGTATTGACATGGGTGATGGAGGAGTTGAACCTAAAATTATCCTGACCCGTGTCCCTGATGTTGCCGGAGTTTCTGATGGCGACAAAGTCACCGGAGCCTATGAGAGCTCCTCTACCTACTTTCTCTTGCCTGCTTTTTTGCTTTTGACCTCCGCCGCCGCTTTTACCACCACCATTGCCATTTGACGAGCTTTCAGACTCCCCACCTGATGCTGAGGTTGTGTTTTCTTGCCCACCGACTGCTCCTGATTCCGTACCACCGCCCTCAGTCGAGCCTCCTCCTCCTGAAGATGGAATAGATCCTCCTCCGCCTTCACCCTGACCGGAGGAAGGTTGACCTGATCCCGAACCACCCGATCCCGAACCGCCTGAGCCTGAGCCGCCTGAAGAACCAGAGCCTCCAGTTCCTGAACCTCCTCCGGAACCTCCGCCAGAACCCGAGCCAGAGCCACCGCCACCAGTACTACCGCTACCGCCACTCCCACCAGTGCTCCCTCCACTGCCTGTAGAGCCTGTTCCGGAGCTACCGGAGCTAGACCCAGAACTACTACCGCCATTCCCAGAACTACTAGAGCTGCTACCAGAAGAATTCGAACCATTGTCATTATTATTTGTATTTGAAGTTCCACCACCTGCTACACCTCCGCCCGGAATAGCGGATGATCCTATGTTCCCGCCTAGACTGGCGGCGATACTAACTATGCCTGATACGTTATTGACCGTATTAGTGCCAATAGCTGCATTTGATCCTGTTGTGATAGTACCCCCGCCTCCAGCGCAGGGGTTACTTCCTGCAGGCACACTTGCATTAACACTTTGTACCCAAAGCTCGAAGGCTCCGGCCTGTAGCTGGGCTGCTGTAAAAGTATTGTATTGTCCGGCATAAAAGAGCGTTACAGAGCCTGATGGCTGGGTAATGGTAACAGAGTTAAGTATTCCTGTGCAAGGATCGGTGTAGGTATAGATATACTGACTATACCCTTTGAACCATGCAATTAGAAATATTAACGCTATTTTCCATTTACCATCCATACTGCTCCATGCGCTTGACGAGGTTTACAGTCGCAACCTCTAACGCACGTTGTGTAGCAACGCCAACTGTTGAACCATCAAACCCCATCTGAGGATTCTTAAAGAAGCCCTCACCAACTTGGGTTGAAGTTCCTTGACCTGAAGCCACAATATACTGTCCGTTATCCACATTTACCATTCGGATCTGAATGCCGATGATAGTAGTATTGGTCTTATTTGTTTTACCTTTATCGTAAGTCTCAGCATATGATACAGAGAAGTCATAGATCTCAGCATACACAACATACTTAGGAACGGCAATGCCTTCCATTGTAAGTTGAGTCTTGCCATTTGAAAGTCCGTTTAGTTCAGTCTCCCAAGCATCAAGCATCTGATTCTGAATTGCTTCTTTCTCTTCAGCGTAAGTAAAGCGACCGGTCTGTTCGAAGTTCTCAATGATTCTATTCGATACACCCATACCCACTCTCTTGTCTCTTAACTCAGGGAACATATCCCAAAGCTCTTTATTGACATTAAGCTTAGATAGCTGCACTACCTGCTTCTGACCGGTAAAGGCTGGAAGAGTATTTAGAGCTTCTGCTTTCTCAAACTCGGCTGTATACTGTTGTACACCTACAGAAGATTTACATGAGGTCGCTAACGTACCTACAACTAACATTCCACCTACAACCAGAAGTACCCCTATAGGAGCGAAAATCTTTTCCATAATCTCGTCTCTTCTAGTTCTCATTACTTACCGGCGTTCTGGTCTTCTCTCTGCTTTTTAAGGCGAGCCATTCTTTCGGCTGGAGTTTCTTTCTTCTCTTCAGCTGGAGCTGCTGGAGCTGGTGCTGCTGCTTGAGCTGGTACTTCACGAACAGTCTCTTTGATGATAGTAGTACCACCACCGGAGTTGTTCTGCTGCTGGGTATTGTTGTTCTCAAGGTTAACGATAACTGGAGCCGGGGCAGGAGCTACCTGCTCAGTTTTAGTCTCCTCTTCATCCTCAATACCTAACAAGCTATTAATGTGAGTAGTAGCCCAGATACCAATACCTGTTACAGCTGTACCTAATACTCCTAGGACTGTCTTCTTTACGCTAGACATTCCGCCTTCTTGTTCTTCACTCATGACTTTTAGAATTTAATTAATTTGTAAACTTTATCTCTGTCGTTCATAACCAGTCTTACGAAGTAAGTACCTTTTGGTAAATCACCCAGGTAGATTCCTTTGTATTGGAAGCCTAGATCTGTTTGATTAATTTTTTCAGCCTTTAGGATTTGACCTTGCATGTTTGCAATCACCATAGTTAGAGGCTGCTTATCTTCTGTGTAGAATTCTGCTATAGCCCATCCACCGGTCATATCCGATACTGGGTTAGGGTATACGTGGAAGCCGTAGATCTTCTCCGTTGTAATAGGATCTAGAGTAGCTCTTCCGTTGATGATCGAACCATCGTTAAGAGAAGGCTTAACTGATAGGTCATCTGCTTTTTCGTTACCAGCTGCTTTGTCGAAGATTCTTAGAGGAGCTGAAGTCCATCCTAGGATTGATTTAACTCTAAAGCGGAATGTAAATGCATTGCTCATTGCTTCTAGCACTGCAGGGTTCATCTTATCTTCGTGACCGGCCCAGAACACTCTGCCTTTCTCTACACTAATAAGACTGGTCCATTTAGCTGCTACTGGTCCTGCTTCGATTGAGATGAACTCAAAGATGTTGGTGTCGTATTCAAAGCCCATCTGAGCTGCTCCAATCTTGTTACCGAATGTGTACATAGTAACTGGAACGTCAACGAAGTTGTCTGCAGTAAGTACTAGCTTAGGGAATCTAAACTGAACTGTGTCAGGCTTGTTTGACATATAGACTGCTGGGTCTAGAACGTATTCTGTGATACCGCCTCCGGCTGGGTTGATCTTAGCAAGGATTGTTGCTGGATTGTTGTAGCCGGTTGTTGTAGCGTCACCAACTACGTAGATGTAAGGATTGATTGAGTCTAGACTATTAACAATAGTATCGATTGCGTATCTTCTAGGAGTAGTAGCCCAGTTAGGAGCTCCGGTAGCTAGAGTTGCAGGATCGTACTCACCAGGCCATAATGTTGCAACGTTGTTTACTCCTGTAAATAATCCACTCCAGGTAGTTGACTGAAGAGCTAATCTATTGAATACGGCAAAGCCGTCAGAGATAGTTACTGTCTGTGATTGGTTGATATCACCTTCGTACCACTCTATACCTGCTAAAGTATCTTGGCCGGTAACGTGGTTGGCTAATTTATAGGCGTCTGTGATTGAGATTGCACCACCGTCAGACATTGAGTCAGTCTGAGCAGCGATCTTAAGATGCCAGTAGTTTGTATCAAGAGGGTGAGTAAACTCTACTAGACCTGCTGCATTAGTTGAATCAGAAGAGATTGGCTGCCAAGTTGCAAGAGGAGTTGACTTGAGTCTCTTTGCAGCTGAGAACCAAACTCCTTGAGCTGGTGATCCGTCTGCGTTCTTAGCTCTGACTGGGAAAGTCATCGGAGTCATTTGGAATGCACCTCCGTAGTTGAATAAGGTTAGAGTAACGTCGGTACCGCTACCAACTGTTGCAAGGTTGGTGTAGGAGCTGGCTCCTGTGATGGCCATTGAGTTAGTAACTCCTTTGTAGTTAGATCCGTGATTAAGTCTTAACTTAAACATCGCACCATCATTCCAGTCATAGGAAGTATTGGTACCGGTGTAAGTTGCTACAACGTTGATATACCCGCTAGCATTTACATCGAAGTAAGATCCGTACTTATCTGATACCGACTGTGCTGTTGGACCCCAGAACATGGTAGCTCCAGAGAATTTAGTATTGTCGTAAAACAATCTAAACTGGACAGCTTTAACTGGTGTTGCAGTTGGGTTAGCAAAGTGTACGTAGATATCGGTGTAGGTGGCCGGGTGATTAGCCAGAGTAAACAAAGTATCTACTAGAATGTAAGGAGTAGATGAGTTAGGAGCTGGTAGGATCTCATTAGCACCATTCTGTGCTTGAGCTGTTAATCCTAAAATTGCAGCGAGTACTACAAAGATTTTTTTCATAGAGGGTCGTAAGTTATGTTTAAATTCCAAAAACAATTACCTACAACAATTCCATTATAAATATAAACAGGAAGAGGGACCAGAAGTCCCTTTCCTAATTAAAGTATACCTTACGCTTACTCTTCTTCTTCAGAGTGGTCGTTGTAGATGGATTCTTGCATTCCATCGTACATCCATACCGGCTCGTTGAAGTGAACGCTAATCTGTACTGCTTTCATCTCCCCCCAGGTCTTTTAGTTCTTTAGGCAAGAACTCTGTATTGACGTGTCCGCATGACTTGCATGCAAAGACTGGGATTGGGAGGTAGGATGTTTGACCTGTGCCGGTTAGTAGCCCTGATACCTTGCGGATGTGTAGTGCCTGCTCGAAGTAAATACCTCCGCACTTCTCACACTCTACCGGAAGGGTTTGATCCAGACTTACATTTAAGTTCTGATTCACTACTTACTAGCTTTGCGACCTTTAGTAGCAGTTCTCTTAGGAGCAGGCTTAGCTACAGCTGCAGTCTCTGCAGGAGCATTTTTTTTTGCAACTGGTTTACGACCACGGCGTGGCTTACCTGCAGCAGCTTCAGCAACGTCAGAAGCTTGTTTAGCTACCTCTTTTGCAGCGGCAACTACATCTTTTACTTCTTCCTTTACTCTTTCAACTCTCTCTTGAACTTGCTCGACTTTCTCAACAATCTTCTCGTCAATAGTAGTCTTACCTAACAACCAATTCCAAAAACGTTTTAACATAGTTTTGACTTTTTATTTTATATAAATATATAAAGATTTACTTTTCGTTCAAACTTTTTTTTAAAGAGCATACCAAGTAGTTCCATCCCACATATAAGGTCTAGGAGGAACACTGCTGGATACTGCAAATGAGCCTACAGGTGCTCCTATCGGAAGTACAGAAGTTGGCTGAAGTGTAAGTACCTTTCCTAAGGTTATGAATATATCAGTTGCAAAGCTAGCACTATCCGGGCTATTAACTCTAAGCGATCCAGCTCCGTTAACAACTACTTCGTAGATAAATGGTCCACCTGAAGGACCGTCTGAGATTCTAAACTCACTTGCACCTGTTCCAGGCTGTATTCTAAGCTCATTATTAGCTCCGAGTGTGATAACTCTATCTCCTGTTAATGTTCCGTTTGAATTGTAGAGGTTAGGAGCATGTGAAGCACTAGCTACTGTAAGTTTTGAAGCAGTTACGTAACCTAATAGACCTTGTGTGCCTGAAATACCGGTTAAGTCATACCCTGCAACATACCCATAATTAGCTTCACTGAGGTTATTAAAAGTTACTCTATCAGATCCACTAACAGTAAAGAAAGCGTTAGTATTATTAAATTTTAGAGCATTAGTACTAAGGTTAACTTCTCTTGCTGCTGTTAAAGTACCGTCTGAATTATATAAATTAGGAGCAAACGAAGCACTAGGTACAGATACTAGAGTAATACTTTCTGTAGTTCCGTCTCCTTGGTTGAAAGTAATGACGTTGCTGCTTATTGAAGACGAGTAGTAGAATGAACCTGTCCTAGCATTTGTAACGTAAGAACCTGTAGCAGCTTCTAAGCTACCAAGTCTAGTGTTGGCTGAGCCTGAGAAGCTATTTAATGCATTAATACTTATTTGAGCTGAGCCTGAGAAAATATTTAATCCGGTAATGCTTGTTTGAGCTGAGCCTGAGAAAGTATTTAATCCGGTAATGCTTGTTTGAGCTGAGCCTGTAAAGTTGTTAAGAGCTGTAATGTCTGTTGCTGATGTAGATCCTGTATTGATTGTAACAGTTACGGCTGACCCTACGTTAGTAGCAGTAACAGCATTACCTACGAAATCAAAGGTTCTTGCATTCTCAGTTAACACAGTACCTTCATTAGATGCTGTGATAGCGAAACCACCACCACCACCTCCGGCAAGTCCGGATAGGTCTAGGTTGTAGGTATTGGTACTACTATGTAATGTTAATGCGGAAGTTGTACTGTTGTAAGAACCGCTGTATAGGAATGAACCTGTTTGGGTAGCATAAACGTAGGAATCTCTAGTTAAATCTAATGTTATACAGTAGTCATCAGACGCAGTAGTTCCAATAACTGCGTTAACCAATACGTTAATTGAACCTACTCCAAAGCCTCCTGGAACTTGGTTAACTGTACCCTTAATATAGTTTTTATCATCTACGTAGACTATCATTTTATCTCCAACTTTGTAGGCTAGATTTTCACCGAACAGGCCATTTAAAGTACTGCCTGTAGGAACAAATTGGAGATTAAGAATACCTGCGTTGTATCCATCGTACGTAAAGCCGTTAACAATACATCTATCAAATAAATGATTTACAGTAGTGCCGCCACCGCTTCCACTTCCAAACTCTATCCAGTTAGAACCAGTATTCCAGTTAGATACACTGCTTCCTTTAAACCCGTAAAACTTACCGGATCCAGAATCAAATACTATCGTACCCACATTCCTCTTATCGGAAGGTATACTTCCAGTATTGTTAATAGAAGCTAGAGGGTATGCAGTTCCTTTTAAAGAAGTAGCATCAACTAACGGGTAGTTAGTGTTGTTATTTTCTAGAATGTCAGGAAAAAATATAGCCATGATCTTAAGATATTGTTAATGTTACTCCTGAACCAAATGCACCTTTTTGTTTTGATTGATATACTCTAAATGAAGTTGAGGAACTATAAGCGTTTGCCACGGTAAAGTCTCCTACTTTATCGAATGCTGTTATTACCGATAATGCCCCATCTTTAATTACATTTGATAAATCACCATAAGACGCTGGGTAGATTATGTAAGTGTATTTAGTAGGGTCGTTATTATTAGCATCACAGGTTGGAGTCCAGGCTTTAGTTGTGGTGAGGGTACTAGTCACAGTATCAGAGTTGATAACACTCTGAGCTGAGGCGTTATCTGTAATTGGAGTAGAGCTAGCAGCTAAATAGTTTCTCCAGTAGAAAGCAAAGCCTGTATTTGTAGATTGAGTATCGGCAGTAGTCTGACTCTTAGTATTGACAATAAACGTAACATTGCCCGCTGTAGTTGCTCTATTAATCGTCAGAGCAGATCCTAATGTAAAGGCGTTAGTTCCTGAAAGAGTGTTAGAAAAATACGCCTGGAGTAGTCCTGAATCTGCTCCAGAACCTGTAATGCTAGCAGATACTGGATAGTTTCCATCTGGGCTATCCACGGTTGCTAGGAATGAAGCTGAGTTACAGGTAAAAGAGTTACCTACATCTCTAGTGGCTGTTGATCTAGTAGTACCGTCAAGTTTAATCAGTAAGCTACTAATAGTAGGCTCTATGTAAGTTATCAGCATTGATCTTAGTAGAGCTTCAATAGTGGAGCCGGCAGTAAATAAGTCACCTGGGGAGACCCCTCCTACTGTCTGGTTTGAAGTTAAATTTTGAACTAGAGTAGTTCCACCACCGACGCCACCGCCTGAACCTGTATTGACGGTTAAGTTAAATGTGCTACCATCCCCCTTAGTAAACGTAAGCACGTTACTGGAGACGGAACCTGTTGCTATAAGTGAGTTAAGGCTGCTGGACAGGTATGTAAAGTTGCCATCAAGTTCTGAGTAGGTTAGTTCAGAACCTTTAACAAGTCTTAGAGTTAGTGGCATACTACGAGAGGTTTTACATATAAATAGCACCTTCGTAGCAGAGTACCTATTTGAACTTAGGAACGCTTACTTGCTTGTACCCGTACTTCTTTTCAAGTACTAGGTAAAGCTCCTTTACACTATCGCCATCCAGGTTCATAATCTCTTCTTCTACTTTTTCTCGAGATAAGCCGTAGTTCTTTTTACACTCCTTATATATACCTTCCAACCGCTTGGCTTCTTCTTTAGTATGATCTTCAAGCAGGCGTTTCCACCGAGCCATATTCAGACTCTGAGATTCATTAAATCCAACGATATCAACTTTATTTATATAGGCATGACGGAGTTTATGCTCTACTAACTCGGCCTCGTACTTATAATGAGGAAAGTCAAAGTCACCGTTCATAACCTTCTCCTTGAAATGAGCTTGAGGAAACAAAGGCTTCTTCTTAGCTACATAACCTCTCCACCACATAAAACGATCGTAAGGCTTCTTGTAGCAGTTCTCAGCAAAGTAACTCTCCAACCACTCTACCGAGTGAACGGGCTTAAACGGACATAGATCTAACATACCTAAAGATAGTAACTTTTATTTAAAAAAGCAACTTATCTTAGGACTGTAACTGTAAAGCTGTAAGACTGATCTGGGGTGTCTAATACTCCAAAATAAACTCCATCTGCTACATTTCCTCCATCCCAATCATTCTTATAATCTGGATTGGTGTAGACTATCTGCCCCCATCTATTCATAATACTTATACTGGCAGGACTGTGATTGCTTAGGTTCTTAATTACAAACAGATCGTTTTTGTTATCTCCGTTCGGAGTTACTACGTTCGGGATAAGAATAGGTTGCGTAGGGATAACAATAGGTTCTTCTCCGTTCCTAATATCGTCAACTGGACCGATAGGGTCTGGAGGTGGTGGAGGTGGACAAGGTCCTACCTTGATTAGGATTGTATCAAACTCGTCCATCTCAATACCGCACTTATTCATTAAAGTATTTCCATCGTTTCCTTTCTTAGAGTAGAGGTAGTACTCTCCTGCGTAACTAAAGGGCATGAGCATTACAATACGTACTGAGTCGGTCTCGTAATTGACATCGACATTAGACCAGATTTTTTTGATTGCAACAGGTTGGCTGGTCTGTGTCCGGGTCATTCTAAAATCAACATCGTTAATTGAATACCCATCTAAGGCAATGTGAAACTTAAGTCCAAAGGCTGTATCCCCGCATGCTACTTCTTTATATTTTAGTCCTGTAATTGTATCAACCGGGTATTGAGTAGGGTCGTATTTTACGCCTTGCATCGCTACTGCATTGCAATTATATGCAATTGATATCATCATATCTCTTGAGGCTGAACCTACCTTAGTCCATACTCCCCAAAGCGAATCATACCTGTATTCTTCAATCAATACCGACAGTGCATCAACCTCCTGAGTTGTAGGATAGAAAGAGATCTGCCCGGTCTGAGGATTGATATTGAAGTAGGTTGAGGATACAGGTTGATTCTTATTGAATCCAAAGTCAAACGGAATGTTAGTCTGGTTTGGGTAAGCTCCTTCCCGGCAATTGATCAGAGAGTATGCCACCGAGTCTCCATCGTACTCGACCGAGCTTTGCTTCCAGTTGAAAGGATTAGCTACACAGAATGCCCGAACAGGCTCCGATACAAAGATCGGAGATGAGTTCTGTCCATTAAGGTTATTGAGTAGAGCATCAAAGTAGAAGCCGTCGGTTCCAGTTCCATTTGAGTTTGAGATATTAGTTACTCCAGGAGGACGGCAGCAATTTGAATACCAGAATACAAAGTCACCGCAGTTGCCCGGCAGTACTACATACCCGGTGTACCGGTAAACTTCCAGAGTCTTCACACCAGGTCCCGGGTTTACGCAATCAAATAGGGTTGGGGATACAACCCCGCTTCCGGCTGTTAGGTTGACAGTAACGTTGGTGTTAGAATAACATCCTGAGGATATTGTTACTGTCTCAGTAGTGGGCATTGCTATACCGGTAACATCTCTATAGACTCTCAGAATGATTTTATAATGACGGGCGATTCCGGTAGAATCTCCAATGTAGCGGTATTGTATATCACCACCCGCTAAGTGCGATGCTGTTGAGACAAAGCTCATCAACAACGCTAAAACAACGTACAACTTTTTCATAGTAATAAATATAAGAAGCCCCTTTCGGGGCTCCAAACATTTACTCAGAAATTTTACTATTGTTTAATAACTCTTATATTTTTAACTGTATAAACTCCCTTAGGAAGGTATCCTAAATCGTTCCAGCCTTTTTCAAGCTTGCCAACTACTCTACCGGTGTTGTCAAAGATCAGAGCTTGCTCTTGAGAGTAGAGCTGATCAGCAACCGGGTTAGGGTATAGGCTGATTGGTGAGTTAAATTCTGCAACTGAGATAGTATTGCCGATTAGGTTTGTGTCGTTAAAGCTAGCTCCTGTGTCTAGTCCGCTAGTAGCTGATGGACGATAGTCAGGCTGTAGGTAGCTGTAAGGAGTGGTAAACAATCCAGTAGAAGCTGCTAGAGTATCATTGGAAGTAAAATACCAAGCACCGGCATTAAAAGAAGGATTAGTTCCTCTGAGGATGAATTTGCCGCTGCAGCCAGCAATCAGATTATTTTGGAATACTAACCTATTCTGTAGTGCATTTGTTTCTGTAGAAGTTCCGTCAATATGAATACCGTCTTTAAAGTCTGTAAAGACTGAGTTGAAGATTTTCATTTCACTGTTCCGGCGAAGTCTCAAAGCTCTTCTAAACTTAGGATCGACTGTAGCCTGTAGGTTACCTCTTAGTGGTCCGATAGCAGTTACGTTAGAGAATGTGGCAGCTGTCTTAGGTCCGTTGTTAGAACCGGCGCCGTCATTATCACATTCAAACCCTTCTGAGGTTGAGCCTGATGACTGGTCAGCAATAAAAGGATCTCTAACAATTAAAGCAAATTGAACTTTACCTCGGTATCCAAAATCGCAGTCCATGTCATCATCCAGGTTGCGGTACGATACCAAGTGCTTACAATTCACAGTACCACCAAACCATTCAAAAGCGTCATCATTAGTAAATGAAACTTGAACATAATCAACTACTGTCTTACTTCCTACTGAACCGAAAGTTAATCCATTAATCTCTTTGTCAGGCATGTAAGCATATCCGCCGAACTCGATTCTAACGTATTTTAAAACACCTGAGCTATCCTGGTCGTTATTACCTCCATACTCAGTATTAGCTGAAGTAGGTAAGCCTTCGATGTTACCGATGCCTGCATTAGATCCTGCTGCTGTGTTGGGTGGGATGTTATTAACAGCCTCTCCTAGAATAACAATTCCTCCCCAGTCACCGATTGTTCGTTGGCCAGGAACTGCACTAGAAGTAAATACGATTGGTTGAGTAGCTGTACCTTCAGCATATAATGTTCCCTGCTTAGTTACAATCAGAGCCGATCCTGCAGTGTTCTTATCAAAAAGAATTACTGTACCGGGTTGGATAGTAAGCGAGCTCTTCAAGTATACCGGACCTTGAACTAAGTAAACATTGCTGCTTGTCCAAGTTAGACTACTAAGTAGTTCTCCTGAAACTGTCTGGGTGTGGATCGGGTAGACTGTGTTTTGAGCATCCCAGTTAGTCCATCCGTCAGTCCATTGGGTGGTAGGAGCTGGTGCAAAAGCACCTCTATAACTTGTTGGGGTCCAGAAAGAGGTCTGGCCGAATAACGTAACTGCCGAAAGAGCTACAAGGGTAAATAAGTGTTTCATAAATGTAAACGTAATTGTTTATTAATAACTACGTTTAAGATAGGCTACCGAGTTTAGATCAGTATTAAGCCTTTATTAAGAAACCTAAGTGGGCCTGCCAGGGCTCGAACCTGGGACCTGGGGATTATGAGTCCCTCGCTCTAACCGACTGAGCTACAGGCCCGATGGCGGAGGCTCAGGGATTCGAACCCCGGGACCTGTTACAGTCAATAGTTTTCAAGACTACCGCAATCGACCACTCTGCCAAACCTCCATTGTAAAAGAAACAGGAACAACTTTATCAGGAATCTAACAAATGCTTAACACACCAATAAGAGAGCTACTAAGTGTGTACCCTTGCGTCGCTGCTCTCCCAGCTAGTTGTTCTACGCTTCCTCTGTTTCTGTAGTTGGAAGGAACAGATTCGAACTGCTGTACCCGTAAGGGAGCAGATTTACAGTCTGCCGGTTTTAACCACTCACCCACCTTCCAGTATGTAGTCAGGGCTGGATTTGAACCAGCAATACTCAGTTATTAAAACTGCTGCACTGTATAATCAAATTAGTAAGTATTTCACGCAGTAACCTAATTTGATGCGTCTACTATTCCGCCACCTGACTATGTTGAGGGTAAGCATTTGCAACTACCTACCCTCGTAAAAGACTCGCCCGGGTGCGCTGATCTGACGAGAAGCGTGGCGAGTACTGTTAGAGCCTCCTGTCGGACTCGAACCAACGACCTACTGATTACAAATCAGTGGCTCTACCAACTGAGCTAAGGAGGCTTACAGGGAGGTTTATTCTAAGACGCTATCGGTTCACGTACTCCCCCTTTTAATCTTTTCCCCGAAGTCAACCTGTTCGAGTGCAACAGGATTTTTTGGCTAGACTCAGTATTATTCGGCTGCTGCCTCTTCGCCTTCTGCTGCTACTTCTTCAGTAACTGTGGTGTCGATAGCAGTAGAATCAACTACTACTTCCTCTACTACAGCTTCTTCAGTAGCATTGTTGCAAGCTGCTACCAAAGTAGCAAAGGCAATCATTGCAAGAATCTTCTTCATATTAGAAAATTTAAATTAAACAATTAGTGTACACGCCTGGGATCGTTATAGGATAAATATACGAACTTACTTCGTATTTTCCAACTCTTTTAGAAGGTCAATTACTTCACGTCGATGCATGAATGAAGTGTGCATCCACATTCCACCCACAATAGTCCAAATTGCAGTTCCGTAATCATTACGGGCAATTGCAAGAATAATCCCGAGGGTAAACAGGACGTACATAACCCCATAGAGAAGTTTCTCTGCTTTTGACATAGTTTAGATATTTAAAAGTTAGTAGGGAAGACAGGACTCGAACCTGCGACCCGCTGGTCCCAAACCAGCTGCGCTACCACCTGCGCTACTCCCCTAACTCGGTTGTTGTAGGACAACCGCAACCTGCCACTGTAGCTCCACTTTGTTTTTCCCTAGGAACAAAGAAACCTCGAACACTTGACTGCGTAGTGATCCGATCAGGATTCGAACCTGAGACCGTCGCATTAGAAGTGCGATGCTCTATCCAGCTGAGCTACCGGACCATATTATGGTACCGAGGGCGGGACTCGAACCCGCACGCGTAAAGCACTGGTTCCTAAGACCAGCGTGTCTACCATTCCACCACCTCGGCATTCTATACCGCCAACAAGTCAAAGAACCTCTTTGTTCTATAGATTAAAGATACGAATTTTTTTTCTTACCTCCAACCCTTCTTCTGTACACCAGGCCGGACTCGAACCGGCACGGGCATTCCTGCCCAAGGGATTTTAAGTCCCTCATGTCTACCATTTCATCACTGGTGCGTTCCTGCTCCTAGACCATATCACAGTCAAAGGCTGCGCCCTGTATGGCATCCCACAGCTCGTACTCAGGAGCTTCCACAAAAATTTCATTTAATTTGTCTAGAAATTCAATCTCCAGATTCAGACTTTCAGCCTGTGCCATGTACAGACTAAACAAATAACGACAAGCATCACTATCATTCATAACCTTTTTTCTTATACCTAAATATACGAACGATCTTTCGATCTAGCAACTATTCCTCTTCTTCTTCTCGGTAGATTGTATGCCCGTGGATAGAAGCGTCGGGTGACCAATTATCATATTCATCATTCCAACTCATAGCGCATCCAACTTTTATCGCGCCTATAGCTTGTCTTTGCCGCCCCGTGATCCCGTTGAATCATCTTCCGGCGAATAAGCTGTGCTAGAGCTCTCTCCTGCTGTGTCTCTCTTTGGCGCTTCATAATTATCCCAATACAGAAATCTAAAATCATTCATCTGGTTAATTATTCTTTTAGCTAGCTAGCAATTTTATGTACTCGTCAACCAATCTACTAACCGCTTCGGGCTTTTCATCGGCCTTGAACTTAACCTTTATTTTAGCTACCCCCGTTTCATTTGGATTAAACCCAGAGTCAACTTCAATACCTTTGATATTGTGCTCGTATCCTTTTTTCTTAAATAACCCTAGTAGAGACTTTTTAAGATTGGAAACCTCTCTTTCTTCATCACCAAATATAAGCCTACAAGAGAACTCAATATCTAATTCTTCTAATCCAATAGATGAGTGGTCTGCTAAAATATAAAGAGGTACAACCAATTCCTTCTCACCTACAGTAAAGGTGGTGGTTTTGGGTGTACCGTCTTCATTGAAATAGTTCCGGAGAGCATTAATATGCTGTCTTTCACTTATTCCTTGAGAAACCATGGCGGCCTCTAATAGACCGCCAACTAGTTCCTCTACATTTAATCTTGACATTTTATAACCTCTTTTGTTTTACTTATTACTTAGCTGCAGTACCTTCTCCGAATGGAATCAAAGATGGCTCTAGCATCTGAGTTAGGTAGTCAGATAGCTTCAACATACCTTCAGTTGGTGGCAACTGCTCGGCGTGAACCTTTACATTGTACTTAGCTGAGTTATCGCTTGAGCGAGTGTTTTCTTTGTGAGTTGCAACACTACCTGCCATTGTAGCAGAGTATTTCATACCCCAGAACCCGCCGCCGACTGTTGCTTCAAAGCTAGACTTAGCATCTACTGAATCTTTGTTTACTTCAGAAGTTTTTACTTCCATAGTAAATTCAATGTCAGCTGATGTGATAGCTAGAGCTGGAAGCGGTACTAATGGTAGCATTGGTACTTTAGAGTACAGTGTCTTTAATTCCTGCGCTCCAGTATCAGGATCAGTCATTACTCTTTGCATCTGTACATCCAAAGAACGGGCTGTCACAGCCTTTGTTTTTTCGTCAGTTACGAATGCGACTTGGTTGATGTACTGCCATGTTACATCGTTTAATTTTGCTTGCCCCTTTGCCATTCCGATGATAGGAGATACAATTAAATCCTCTATTGGTAAACCGGTAAATTGGGCTGAGATATCTGAAGCCATACTTTTTATTTTTTTATATTGTTATTTATTTCTCCTGTAACCGTTTGTTTGTATATAACTAGTATCAAACAATAGTAAAGTTGTTAAATTTATTTAAACTTAACCGTACCTTTATATTGTTTTTTAATTTTATTTATATCAGATAACGCGCTAGCTAGTGATTCTTTAATTTCATCACCGACTTCAAAATTAAACATAGTCTGGCAATTGGGGCACATTGACATTGGGTGCTTGGATATAAACTCTAAAGTCAACCCTAATGGATGTCTACAGGCAGGGCATGGCATTGAAGACATTACTCTTCCTCGCTACTGTTTAAAGGTTCGACTGAGCCTCCTGTATTGGAAAGAGCTACACCGTCTTCTTCGTCCATCTTTTGGACTAACATCTTATCTTTATCAGTATCCGAGAACCAGTAGTCGATAATTTTACCGTAGGAACCGATGAAAGCTCCTAAGAGTAAAAGTAAAAGTTCTTTCCACTCCTGACCTACAGCTGTTTCTACGTGAATAGAGATCAGAATCCCGAAGGTAGTAAACATAAAAGTAATCAATACAATCAAGGTGATTAACCACCTTCTTGTCATCATAGAGATTAAAAGTTTTTGAAATCCTGTACTTTGTTCCATAGCACTATTTTTATTAAATCTTAGATAAAGTAACTCCTTTAATTAGATCCAACTGTTTGGGAGTATTTTGCGTAAGCTCTTTCGTATGCTAATGTCTTATCTTGGTACTGTTCTTCCTTGAGGTATCTTGAGGCCGTGTCTTGCCATTGTGGGAAGAATCCTTCCTTGTCAGCCAAAAAACCTAATTCCTCGACACGATTTGCATCCATTGTTGATAACACCAAAATTAAACTAGAGATAATACCCTAATAAATAGCCCGGGGTCCAAGGCCCGGTAGGAACTTTTATAGAAAATGCGCGTGGCACCTTCGGTGCGGGGAGGAGATCACGCCCCCTCTCCCGCCCCTTCGGCTTTATCCAAATAGCATCTGCTTGTGTAACTGCTCGGCAAAGACCTCGTGAATGATTCCGGAAGCATCTTCAACTAAGATAATACTTCCTTTAATCTCCATCACCGTACACGGTAAGGTTGTAATACGAGAATCCAACAGCTTGACAGTATCGCCTAGTTGAAATTTCATTACTCTTGGGTTTTAAAGTCGTTACCGTGGGACTCTGAATTGGCTCTCTTTTTTCTTTTCATCGAAGAGTAGTGAGCTGAAGCCCACTTGTGCCATTCCATAAACGCCTCGTAACGGGCTTTGCTTGAAACTTTACTCATTACATCATTGAATTAAAATCCATAGGATCGCTGCTCTTCTCTTTTAGGTTGCTTACAACACATTCGGTTGTTAGCATAGTACCTGCAATCGAAGCTGCATTTTCTAGCGCCAGGCGTGTTACCTTGGCAGGGTCGATAATACCTTCCTCAAACATATCAACATACTCTTCGGTACGTAGATTAAATCCTTGCCAGAAATTATCTGAATTAAGGACCTCATTCATAATATCTTCTGAGTATCCTTGTTCGTATCCGGCATTGGATAAAATCTTAAAGAAAGGTTTGTTGATAGCCTGTAGAAGGATTGTATAGCCGAGTTCTGCAGAAGTATTTGCAAACGGTACTAGTGTCTTGTTAGCATGCAGGTATTCAGCTGCATTTAAAAGAGCGGTACCACCACCTGGCAGAATACCTTCTTGAAGGGCTGCCTTAGTAGCATGCAATGCATCCTCTACTCGATCTTTCTTCTCTTTCATCTCAAGTTCTGATTGACCTCCGACGTAAACAATCGCTACACCGCCAATCAATCGTCCTAATCGATCCTGGAGAGTCTCTTTTTCGAAAGGAGATTTAGCATTATCGATCAGAGCTTTGATCTCATCTACCCGGGTTTCAATAGCTTCAGAAGCTCCTTTGCCATCCACAATCGTGGTTTCTTCTTTACCGATGGTAACTTTGCGGGCTGAACCTAACCAATCAGGATTGAACTTATCCAGTCGCATTCCTTTCTCAGTTGATACAACTTGACCACCGGTCAGCGTAGCGATATCTTCTAGCATAGCTTTTTTACGATCTCCAAATTCTGGAGCCTTAACTGCTACTACTTGCAAGATTCCTCGCATCTTATTTACGACCAGGGTGGAGAGAGCCTCGCCATCGATATCATCGGCAATGATTAACAGAGCTTTGTTCTGAGCTGAACATGCTTCCAGGATTGGAAGAAGCTCTTTGGCGGCAGTGATCTTTTTATCTGCAATTAAAACCAGTGGGTTGCTCAATGCAGCCGTCATCGTGTTATTATCAGTTACAAAGTAAATTGATTTATATCCACGATTAAACTGCATACCCTCTACCGTCTCTAGGTAGGTCTCGCCTGTGCGAGATTCTTCGATAGTCACTACGCCGTCACGCCCCACCTTGTCCATAGCTGCAGCGATTAGCTCTCCCACCTCAGGGTCGTTATTAGCTGAGATAGTTGCTACCTGACGAAGTTGATTTTCGTCGGTAATTTCTCGGGCTTGTTGCTCTAGGTAAGCTACAACCTCTTTGGTAGCCTTAGCCACACCTCGGCTAATGTCTACTGCGTTGTGCTTATCCAGATGCTTCAAACCTTCTTTGTAAATTTCGTATGCAAGGAGAGTTGAGGTAGTAGTACCATCACCGGCTCCGTCTGCAGTCTTGATTGAGGCCTGCTTCACAAGCTGGGCACCCATATTCTCGATAGTGTCTTCTAGCTCGATTGCTTTGGCTACCGTAACACCATCCTTGGTTGAGACCGGATTACCCATCTGCTGTTCGATAATAACATTCCGGCCGTTAGGACCGAGGGTGGAAGCTACTGCGTTAGCAAGCTTCTCAACTCCAGCAAGGAGCTGTTCGCGGGCTTGATTTGAAAATTCAATCTTCTTACTCATTTTCGATTACTTTACAAAGGATTTCTCTTGCTTGACCAATATAATACTCTTCACCATCGAATTCAACTCGGATGGTACCAATTTTAGGAAGGAGTACAATATCGCCAACGTTTACGTTCACTGGAACAAACTTGCCGTATTCTGACATACGTCCAGGTCCTACTGCGATTACTTCGCCCATCTCTGGGCGCTCTCTGCCCATATCGGCAATAATGATGTTACCGTAAGTCTGCTCGACCTCTTCGATCGGCTTTACCACAATACGGTCGTTAAGTGGAATTAGTTTCTTCATACCGGAATTCGGTCATTAATTTGCGTTAATACTTTATCGTAAGCCTTTAAAAAGTCCGTCAGGTCAACTGTAGATTGATTAAGATTCTCCAGTACTTTGTATTTTGCAATACGTTTTACAGCTCCATCTAACCTACTGTAGTAGCCTAGCGGGAGAGTGGAACCTTCCACCTGAACGGTGAATTGATTCTCGTCCATACTAATATAGTAGGGAGTGATAGAGTCATCTTTAATAGTGACTTGCGGCTTTACGTGGCCAACTTTTTTACCTCTTGCCATAACTGTTTTGATTAATACTTAAAGATACGAAAAAAATCGCAGGGGACCAAATGTAACTTTACTTAATCTTTACTTCTTGAGGTTTATGTTCCTCGGTGTGAGGTAAGAAGATCTTAAGCAATCCGTCTTTCATCTGGGCGTCAATTGTGCTGAGGTCAAACCTACGAGCAATTTTATAACCTAGATTGAATGATCGTCTACTAAGTCCTTTGTTGTAATAACGAACTTTAGTCTTATCGACCTGTTCTTCCACTTTATCGTGAATAATTCGAAGGATTTCACCTTCAATTGAGATTTTGATATCTTGCTTCGATAGCCCCGTTGCGGCGATCTCGAAGAATAACCCTTTTTCGGTTTCATAAATGTCTACTGGATGTCCGATCTTTTGGTCGATCGGTGATACGAACGTTGAGTTCGTGTTAAAGAAATCCTTGAATAGGATGTCGAATGTGGATGACGTATAGTCTGCAGTCCACGGAGTGTACTTGATGTGTGTCATAGTCCTTAGATCTATTTTTATTAATAAATTAGTATAACCCGGCTCCCAATCGGTAAGCCATTTAGAGCGGTCCCCTGCTCTTTTATATAAATATATAAACTTTTTATTTTAGTGCCCATCTCTCCAATTGTTTGTAATCTCAGGAGGTGCTTTTAGAGTTACTCCTTCTAGCTGGGTGGTGTTTTCCATGATCTCTTTTACGATAGGTGCTACTAACTCGGCTTGATGTTCAGGGACGTTAATTATAAGCTGGTCATGGACCTGAGCCTGAACCCGGCCGTCAATCCCCATCTCTTTTAACTTACGATTGATCTGGATAGCAGCCCGGTTAACAACAGCCGCTGCTAGTGATTGCAGCTGATAGTTCAAGCAGTTATTAAGTCCGTTGCGATAATCCCTATACATACTCATGACCTGTTCCTTGCCGTAGGTATTAGCGAGCTCATTCCTATATCTCCAGTCCATGATCTGATCTCCGTACTTCTGGTAGAGTCTCTGGACTTTAGGCAGGTGCCTTATCCGGCCTACTTTATTTTTGATAGAGCCGTGCTCTTTGACGTGCTGACGGGAGTTGATCCTCCAGGCTTTAAGTTCGGGGAACCCATCCAAGTAGCCGTCAACTAGGATCTGGGCTGCTTTCTGATCTATGTCCAAAGATTTTCCTAACGCGTAAGCCTCCATTCCGTAAGCTATTCCTAGCGAGTAAGCCTTGGCTTTATTCCTTTTAACGGGATCGATCTTCTTAAGGTAGACCGGAGATTTTTTATCCGGACTAACTCCATTAGGGTAGTTGACTGTATCCTGTTCAAGCTTTTCGGCCTTAATAGCGACTGTAGAGTAAAAGTCCCACCCGTTATTAAAGATATCTTGCAGACCTCTATCCCCGGATACTGAAGCAAAGCAGTGAGGTTCCAGTGACTCATAGTCAGCATCGATAATCTTCCTTCCTTCTCCCGCTATCAAGAAAGCCCTGACGGCGTTATTGTACTTAACGATAATTGGAACGTCCTCACCCTCTTCCTTGGGTTTGGGTAGCTGCTGGGCATCGGAGCCGTATCGGCCAGAAACCGTACCGTGCTGCTTGAAGTAGAAGAAGTACTTCCCATCTTCGGCATTATCAACAAACCGATCGATGTAAGTGGACTTAATCTTAAGAAGCTTATTATAAACCCGGAGGTTCTCAGCCCAGGAATGAGTCTTAGATAAGTCCTCTAGCATATCCATATCGAACTGATCCTGACCTTTAGCGGTCTGAGATCTAGCCCGGATATTCATATACTTGAATGCTATCTCTCCTAGGTGTTTTTTAGACTGGATGTTAACATAGTCACCGTCGTTCTTTTGCTTCCATAAAGACATCGAGATCTTCATAGCCTCCATAGTATCTAAGAGGTTTAGGTCCCCGGTCAGTAGGTACTCCTTAGCAGGAGAATCTTCCAGCTCCTCTAAAGTCTTTTTAGTAATAGAGAACTTACCAGTCTTATCAGATTTAGGCAGAGAGAGGGAGTATCGCTCGGCTAGTGTCTGTGCCCATGTACCTTTGTTAGAGGGCGGGAACTCATTTAGAGCAGTGTCTACCACCCATTCCTGGCCGGCCTTAGTACCTATCAAAGATTTAAGAACGATCTGCTTATTCTCAGCTAAGTCTTTTAAAATCTCATCCCTGGTCTCAAGCAGCAAATCTATATTCAAATCAACACCCATCTCCTCCATCGGGATAGTAACCTCCTTGTAAAGGGGCATTACTTCATCTTCGAAGAAGAATTTCTCAAGACCCTCTCGTTGAAGGACGTCCATAAAATGACTGCACAGACGAAGAGTAAGGTCGGTATCAGCAGCAGCATACTTACCCAGGAGCCCCATGTCGGCTTTATAAATCTCGTAGTTTTCCTTAGTAGCTGAACCTCCGTTGGCTTTAATAGATTCCTTGAGAAGGACCTGCTCTTCGTTAGCAGCTTTTTCGACGTCGAGTCCGATTTCATTTTGTACTGATATTGCTAGGGACTTAAGACCGAATACCCCCATCCCTGCACCCTCCTCTTGGACGGTGTGGACTAGTAAGGCAGTATCTACCCATAAACTCTCTAGGAGGTCCACCCCGTAGAAGTTTTTAGTAAACCGGCAGTCAAACGATGCGTTGTGCATCACAAGCCTCTTGCCGATAAGCATAGGTAAGATTTTTTTTGCTATAGAGTGGCAAGGTACCCCTTCAATATTAAGTTCATCTAGGGTACCGGTCTGGTGGTTCCAGGCCATAGTAGGGAGGTAGAACCCCATCCCGATATCCCCCGATACGGAGAATCCTATAATCTGACCTTTCCTCATGTTGAGGGAGTCAGTCTCGGTATCATAAGCGATAACCTTTGATTCTTGGATGTGTTGAATAAGTAGGTTAACAGTCTCTTTGTCTGTAACCAGGTAGTACTTTTTTTCTATAGCCATATATCTAAAAATAAGAAAGGAGCCCGTAGGCTCCAACTTATTGACGTAAAGTTTTTTTCATCCGTTTATTCGAATCCTTAAACCATCCCGGGATCAATTCGGCATGAGTGGCTCGAATAGGATTAATATCAATTCCTCCACGTCGCGTATAAAGACATGCAACCATCAGTTTTTCAGGCTGATAAGCTTGCATGAGATGAGTAAATATCATCTCACAGATCTCTTCGTGGAAGTGAGAGACCTGGCGGTGAGATACAATGTACTGTGCTAGTGATGCTTCATCAGCTACGTTCTTACCTTCCATACGGATGTAAACATCACCCCAGTCCGGCTGATTAGTTACCCGGCAGTTAGAACGTAGAAGGTCTGAATGAATCTCTTTAACAACGTTTTCTTCTTTTACCTCCCAGACCTTCAATTGAGAAGCATCTGAGTGGAATGAAGTAAATTCTACTTCATCTAGGTTTACTAGACCGGCTAGGTCTTGGTAGCCATCGAATTGAAACTCAACTCCGTAATCGTTACCGAAGAAGGTACAAATAACATCCCCTTGCAGAAGCTCGGTAAGGTCCTTAGCTACTTGAGTTTCGATAAACTTGATACACTCTTTGGCTGTCTTGCCAAAAGGAGTCATATTGAATGAGTTGAGGTAAAGCTTGATTGACTTTGACTCAACGTGGAATGGTGAATCGGCCGGGCATACAATCTTAAGCATGCCTGCTACCGGACGTCCCTTCTCTGTGATTGCTGATACTTCGTAGGCATTCCATGAATCAACTCCTACGAAAGGTAGGCTGTCTTCTTTGATGCCGTAAGCCTCTCGGTTGAGGTAACGAGGTACTGCTACTAGCAGTGAGGGATCGTATTTGTCTGAGTAGCCTGCACCACCTACCTGTCCGAGGTGTTTACTTGCAATCTCTACAACTGCGCTTTGATTCTTGTTAGCGTCCATTATTTAATGTATTTAAGGATTTGATTTACTCTTTGCATAGGTGAACCGGTTACAGTCAGGTAATGCCTGTCTGTTAGGTCTAATTGATACTTGAACTCTTCGTCGATAATTTTTCTCCAATCTTCATCAACACTTCTTTCTCCGTCATCGACTGCATCGAATTCGATAGGAAAGTAGATATAATGAGTATATTCGTCTTGAACTCGCTGCCAGGTAGCTTCGATAAAATCTAAGCCTGATTGAGATAGTCCCGGCATATGACGAGAGTAAACTATTAGATCTAAGTAACAACGATCCAGAATAAGATTATAAGGTTTAAGCAATGCCTCTAAATGAAAGCTTGAGATAGCTAACTGAGTTTCTGTAGTACCTAGTTCATTGATAGGAAAGCCGTAACGAGCTACCGAACGAGTACTCTCATTTACAAACTCCCACTTCGGGAACTGATTCTTAAGAAGCTCATACACAGTCGTCTTACCGGTACTACTAGCTCCTACTAATGCAACTCTTTTAATCATAGACGTTCTTTAAGGAATTCAATCCACATATTGACTGAAGTCTTATGTAATGTACGGAATAGTCCGTCAAGATCCAACAGTCTAATGCTAATTTCTTTTTCCATTAGAATCTCTCCTTCGTCTACTCCGGGAGTTACTTTATGAATCACGCAACCACCAGTATTATAATCTCCTTCAAAAGCTCGCATCTGAGGATCTTTACCCTTCAGTTCAGGGTAGCGGGTAATCAAACCTGGATGACCGTTGTAAACTTCGTAACTGTCACAAACCTCTTCAGGAAGTACTCTAAGCCATCCGTGTAGAGTTACAATCGGATCTTTTGCCTGACGGAGATAATGTAAGTATTCGTAAGCTTCTGGCTTATTGGAGGTAAAGTACAGACGATCTTTAGGAAGAGCAGGACTAATAATTCTAGCATCAGTCGGTCGGCGATTACTAATAATCATATCCGGCCACCGCCCTAGAGCTTCCGAGATCTGAACGATCTCAGAACCTGTCTGACTAAAGAATGTTACCCACGGGCGCGTTTCCATTTGCAAACCATCTAAAGCGTGAAACATTATGACGAATGACCTCCATTTGCTTCTCCGTAACTTCGGAGTTAATCATGGTAAAGAGCTTCTGAGATTCTTTATTCCACAGTCCTTGGTCTTTGTAGTAAATCTCCTTCAGTCCGTGAACCACAGGATTGGAAGTATCTAGGGAGTAAATCCAATCGTACTTAGCCTCTCGGTAGAATTGAAACTCTTGAGGTAGTCCGCAACCTAAAAGGTGGTGAGGTACGTCAGGATTAATAACTCCGTCTTTAAGCATTCGACCTAGCAACTGTACCCGGCCTAGCATCCAGCTAACGTATTTGTTAGGATGAGGGAATTTCTCTTGGAAATAACTGTAATCGAAAGAGATTGCCACCATATCTACTTCGGCTATACTGACCATGTATTCGTAGCAATTGACTATCTGAGAGTAAGTCTTTCCCTGTACTACTCCAATCTTCTTACATTCTGCAGGAACTTTATCAGCATAGTGTATATTCCATTCTGCCATATTAGACATAGTCTTCTCTACATTCTCTAACGAGTCAGGAACGATGTACCAGGTTGGCTTAAGTTCGTTAATCCAGTAAGCAAAACGATTAGCATCAAAAGCTTCTTCTAACTCAAAAATAGAATTATCTAGAATAACTTCTCGGCCGGCTGCCAGAGCATCCTTAAACTTCTGAAGGTATTCAGGATCCTCTTCAAAGAGGTGAACTAGAGCGTAGTCGTAGTCGGTAAGTTCTTGAATCTCTTTAAAAATAGCTTTTGGAGACTCATGGGCAATTTTAATCATTTATCTTGCTAATTACTGTGTTGAGGTCTTGCATTACTTCTTCAAGTCTCTTCATACTAGCATCTACATCCTGGGCAGTTTTCATCTGAAGAGCTTCGTCTACAAAGATAAGAGGTACAATCCATTGCTGCAACTCTTCTGAGAAGGTTTTATTTTGATCGATTAGCTGCTGGGGTGTCATTGCTTGGAGTTTTTAATTTCTTCTTCGGTAAAAAATTGCTCTAGGTTAGGAGCAAAGTAATTGATTGACTTCATTACCTTATCGTCCGATTCACGGTATACAACCCATCGATCTCCCACCTGGCGAGTGTAACAAGTACCATGGTCTTTATAATGAGCATCGATAGTTTCCATTGCTTCATCGTAGGTCTCACAGCTCTTAGACATATTCGATGCCTGTACCTCAGCGTAAGCTGCCTCTAACTTATCTTTGAGGCCAAAGACCATAGTAGCATTGCCCACGGCAACATACAGGAGATCACAAATAGCATCCAACACTTCCACGATGTCTTTATTTTCGATTGCTTCGGCGAGTTCATCGGTTTCTTCTTTAATAAAGTTAACAACAAAGTCTGTAAGCTTCTTATCATTAGGAATGATAGGGGTGTAGTTATTCGGCTTACCGAAGGTAGAATTAAATAGTTCTACTTCGTCAACAAATTTTACTTGCATGCGTATCCTTTTACAAATTCATAAAACTCTGCACGGGCTGAATCTTCTTCAAGGAAGCTGCCTGAAAGCTTTGATGTTTTCATTGATGCACCGGCGTGCTTGGTGCCTCGGCATGATACACAGTTATGACCTGCCTCAATCATTACAGCTACTCCAAGGTTACCTTCACACACAGTATCAACTGCGTTATGGATAGCAACAGTAAGCTGCTCCTGAATAGCTCCTCGACGGCCGAAATGCTCTACAATACGATTCAGTTTAGAAAGCCCGATTACCTTTCCGTCCTTAGAGGGGATGTAGCCGATATGAACTCGACCGGTAATGGTCTGATGGTGATGTGAACACATCGAAGTCAAAGGAATATTTCCTTCAAATACAATGCCGTCGTAACCATCTGAAGGGAAGGCTGTGATAGCAGGCATAGGATTGAATCGGCCGTACCATAAATCGTTTACATAAGCTTTTGCTACACGACGTGGAGTATCTGAAGAGTTAGGATCGTTCTTCCAATCAACTCCTAATGCATCGAGAAACTCACCGAATGCTTTAGCTGCTCTTTCAATAATAACGTATTTCTCTTGTTCGGTAAGAGAGATATCGTTCATCTTATGCATGTTAAATTTCTCTGCCAGTTGAGAGGAAATACCGTTGGCAAAGCCGGCTTGAGCTAACTCTACATCATAACGTTTTTTATCTGCCATATAATTGTTTTTTTAAGGTGGTGCTTCGAACACCTTTGTTTAATATACGAAAACTTCTCTTACAGAGCAAATACTCCATTGAGATTTCTTGAATAACCTTTTTCGTCATCCATTCCAAATCCTACTACCCATTCATCCTTGATGGTGAATGCATGGTACTTGTAGAAGGCTTGATCCGGGATTGGAGAGGTTTCTCTACGGAGTAGAGTTACAATTGAGATAGAGGCGGGCTTTTTTACCTCTAGGTACTCAATTAATGCTTTCATAGTAGAGCCGGTATCGTAGATATCGTCTACCAGGTACACGTGCTTTCCTCTGATAGGAGTCTCGAGATCTTTAATAATCTTAATATCTCCTTGCTTGAACTGGGCTGTGTAGCTTTTAACTCTCATGAAGTCACATTCCACATCAATGCCCATATTGCGTACCAGGTCTGCATAGAACATAAATGCTCCGTTCAACAGTCCTACCATTACAACGGGAGTTTTGTCTCCTTGGTGTTCAGCTGAAATCTTCTTGGCAAGGATTTTAGTCTGGATTTCGATCTCTTTAATATCAAATAGACTTTGCATCTAAATACTTTTTTAAATTTTCTCTTACTGTATCTGAAATTGGAATAGCACTTCCTTCTTCGTCAATGCGGACAAAGGTAATGTTGGTACTCAGCACTACATCCTCACCGTGGGTGTAGACGTTAAAGCTTCTTCCTTCCAGGTAAAGCGTTACGCTAGTAGTGCCGATATGTAGGGTATCCCCGTATATCTTTAGCAGAGACCCTTCCTTTGCAGGCTTCTTAAACACACACTTATCAATGCAGACGGTAACCATTCTGCGATTGTGACACACCTCCATTGCATAAGAGGCTGCTGCCGCATCGATCCAGGCCATAAGCTTTCCACCGAAGAGATTTCCGTGGAAGCCTAGGTCTGATTTCTTGATCGGGTGGGTGTTGATTAGTTGCACAGTACTTTTTCTACTTCACCGTTACTGTACCTTACTACGTAAAGTCCTTTCAACCCTTCTGACTTATCTCCTACAATCCGGCCGTACCAATCATATACCAGGTACTGTGTCTGAGAATCTTTAATATTTTCTTCTATACCTATAGTAGAGGGAACTACCAGAAAAGTCCACTGTGCTCGTTGAATGCCAATGACCTGTCCATTTCGCATATCTTTAATTTCAAACCCTGTTGCGTATCTGCCAAGAGTACCAGGTACCCAGCTAATGCTGTCATTACTTACATACATAGGAATCTCAGTATGAATTTGAGGTACGAATACTCCGTTAGCATAACCTGAATGCAGGTCTGTCTGCGTAATGGACGTATTATCCCAGGTATCAGGATTAACTAAGAATGCATTTGTTCCCCAGATCGGTTTCATTGTATTGCGAGTACCTGTCTGCTGGTTAATAATAAAAGGCAGTCTAACGTACGGAGTTGAGTTAAGTGCGATATGCCAGTAATCAGCTGAAATAATAAATTCTGAGTTCATAGAACTGGTAGAATTACTTAGCATGCCCCAGCAGCAGTTCCTATAAATAAACCGGTACTTATTAGAATCTAGATCCAGGTACTCTGAAGTATAGTTGGTAAGGATGTGTCCTTGGAAGGTCGCAGAGGTAGTTTTAGAGAGTGAGATAGCTCCGTTTTGAACGTACCATCCTACCGAGTTCATCTCCCACTTCTCAACATTGATTGAGTTTGGCATTGGAAACCCTTGAGCATCCGAGACCAGCCATACTCCTACAGAGGTAGAATCTTTACTGGTTTGAAATACTCCTATACCGCCTCCTAGGAGGTGTGATGCACTTGAGGTAAACCCTAATACTAGGGTTAGTAGAATTAGTAATTTTTTCATTGGATAACGTTTTTGCAAGTACATTTAAAAGCCTCCAAGTCCGAAGTAGACGGGGCTACGTTCTTAAAATAGTAACATTCTCTCTTATTTCCAACTTTTATTTCCTTATAGTACCCTAAAGGTATAGCAGCACCGGTTGTAACTCTAACAGGAGTAGTAGGGTATTCAACTCGGATAAAAACTCGTACTGGTCCTGATGTAGCTAATTCTCTTTCTCTTACTTCGAGTTTTTTCCAAACTCCTCTATTTAGACTTTGTTGTTGAAGGCTAGAATTGACATAGGTGAAAGTACCGTATAGCATATCACGATTGCAATTAAAAGATGCCGCGGGGGCCATGTGCCCTTTATCCCATTCGTTTGCTTCATAGTCTTTGTGATCTGAGGTGTGAATCTTTTTCTCCTTGTAGAACTCCATACCCGATCTTGAAGCTGTGCCGGTCGGACAAAGCACTGTATAACGTATCGAACGAGGTCCTTCTAGGGTTTCGGAGTAGTTAACAATAAAATTGTTGTTATTAAAGTAAACACTATCACGGAGCTGTCCAAACAGCGAGATAGGAAATAAAAATAGTAGTATTAGTTTTTTCATAATTAATTTGATAAAGGTGCTTTAATTGGGTCGTGGTGAATATAATTTTTTAGTTCTACCGATACACTACCTTCCAACAAATTTAGTTCTGTTATCTCTACTGTAGGTAATGTCATTGGCTTTCTAGTGATTTGTTCTTTTGCTTGTTCAATGTGATTTGAATACAAATGAACATCTCCTAAATTACCAATCAATTCGTCAGGTACCATGTTTACTTCTTTAGCAATCATTTCAAGCAATAGTCCGTAAGAGGCAATATTGAAAGGTAAACCTAAGAATGTATCTACTGAACGTTGATTCCACATTAAAGAGATTGCTCTACGAGGAATACCGTAAGCATCCATATGCTCGTGAAAATAATCGCTACTTTGATTCATGGGAATTCTATCACCATTATAAATGTCAATTCGCTCATCCAAATGTAATTCACGAGTATAGACTTGAAATCCATAATGACAAGGCGGAAGAACCATTTGATGCTGATAGGATGGATTCCAAGCTGTAACCATTAATCGTCTTGAGTCTGGGTTTGTTTTGAGGTCGTTAATTAGGTTTTGGATTTGGTCTATACCACCCCATTCCTCTTCATCAAATGCTCTCCATTGCTTACCGTAAATTGGACCTAATTCACCCCACTTCTTAGCAAACTTATCATCAGTTTTGATTCGTTCAATGAAATGATTCAGATCTGAATGAGGTTCCCATGGTTGAACTTTACTTGAATAATTCTTATAAGCATCCCCAGTCCATATGTTACATCCATTCTCAACCAAATACTTGATATTGGTATCTCCTTTCAAAAACCATAGTAACTCAGTTACCATAGTCTTGAATGCCATTTTCTTGATAGTAAGCAAAGGATAACCTTCGGACATTTTATGTCTAATTTGACGACCAAATACTGAGATAGTTCCAGTACCTGTTCTGTCTTCCTTTTTCACTCCGTTATCTAGGATGTCCTGTAGGAGTGCCTGGTATGCTTTATCTAAGTTGTTCATTACTGAAAGGTTTGTATTCTTGCATCTACTTCTGTTAGTTCGGACCAAGTACCAAGATAGGTGATTGCTCTAACTTTCCTGTTATCAATCCAGACATACTCCTGTCCATCTTTAATTCTAGGCTTGTCCATTACAAGCCCGTGGTACTTGAAACCGTGGCGGTGAAGCCACTCCTCTGTTACTGCTCTATCTTTGGATTCTCGGGCAGTAAAGAAAGTAATTACGCTACCTTCATCGTACCATTTATTGATAATATCCCTAGCATTGGGCAAAGGGTTAGCGGCCGGGTACAGGTGGCTTTCTTCGTTCTTGATATCATCGCAGATTGTACCGTCGATGTCAATTAAAAAAACTTTACTCAACATCAAAAAAGAAAATTTGAAAGAACCTGCTAGAAGGAATATCCCATCCAAAGTAATCATTACCGGAGTGAATAAGCTTTCCATCAAAAATAACAAGCCTGTTATAAACGTTACCAACTGTATCTACTCTCTCAAAAGGAGTAGGATCAACAAAGGTCTTTTGATTAAATGTGGCCAGTTCTTCCCCGGTACCCCAAGCAATCTCAGAACTATGTCTAACTTTAGTCTCCTTATGTCGGTAGAAGCTAGTACCGCTCTGGGGAGGAGCATCTGGAGTTAGATAGAGAACTGCAGCCCATTGCTGGCTATCGCAGTGAAATACCGTCTTAGTTCCTGCTTCACAGGCCTGGAAGCGTCCGTTAATACCTACATCGTACCAGCCGGTTCCTTCCGGGGTATGATCTAAAATCTTCTTGTTTGTAATTTTTTCAAACTGCTCTTTGAGTCCATCAAAAAGGAACTGCTTACGGGTTCTCCAACCCACTGCTCCTTCCCCCTCAAAGTATACTTGCGAGAGACCGTACTCCCTAATTTGGTCGGGATTCTTATAAAAATTATCAACCACCCAGAATCGTGGATTCTGCTGAGGGTTGTGTTGTGCTAAATTTCCTGTAATGATTCCCCACTGTGAATCCGGTTCAGCGTCGTATAAAGTATATTCGTCCATATTAAAAGCCTAAATGTTTTTTGCGTACAAATTCTAAATCAAAAGTAGTTGTTGAGATAGGAGTTCCTTCTATATCAAAAGGTGTAGGTAGTGGGTTTACCCATCTCCAACCTTCACCCCACTTTTTAAACATATATTCAAAATTTATTTCGTTAACCTGATCTAATTTTGCTGCTAGTGCAGGTTCTCCTTTTTTGGTTTGACTTCCGTGTTCGTAGTAATCTACACCAGGGCCGTGGTAATAAATACTGTCTAGCTGCTTTACTACTTTTATAGGCCTATGCACAAATCTCATAAAATAATCTGCATCTTCGCAGTAAGCTGGGGTTAAGTTTTCGTCAAAGAGTCCGTACTGCTGTACTACCCAGTCTTTAATTAGGAATACATCCCAGCTCGGTAAATCAAAATCACCTGCTTTACCATGTACCATTCCTACTTCCGGGTCAGAAGCTTTCTCTGCCATCTCTTTTAAGAAGCCTGGTCCAAAAGCTACATCGTAGTTTACTATCAACCAGCTAGGAGAATTTATATAACTTTTTATAATAAGGTTAAATGCTCCAGGCACACCTAGATTAGCAGGTAAGTGGCATACTGTAATTTTCTTAATAAACTTATGAGAGAGTTTAGCTAGATTGTCAAGCTCTTCTGTGATTTCTCCTCGACCGTTGTTATTAAAGATAACAAAGTTATCCACCGGGTAGTCTACACTAGCAATCAGCCGGTATAGCCAGTAGGGCGTGTTTACAATTGCTGTTCCTATTACTGGGATTGAATTCATGATAGTACTTTATAAGAAGGTAAACACACAACAAACTTACCTTCATATCCTTCGTCTTTAAGACTTTTTATGATATGATCACTAAAATTATGAGAGAGTATAAGAATGTAATCAATTTGTTCAAAATCTACATCTCCTCTCCCTTTAATTTCTAGTCCGGTACCCGGCATAAATTTGCCTTGTTTTATATCAGTATCATCGATAATGAAATCAAGTACTTTACAATCTATCCCGGCACTGTTTAGAAAGACACATCCCTTAGCACTTGCAGCAAATCCTACCAGGGTCTTACCTTTACCTTTTAGGTACTTTAGTTCACTCTCACAGGATACCAAATGCTGTTTAATTTTTGCTCCCCACTGCTGGTAGAACTTGGGTGTAAGTTTAGATTCTCTCTTTAGGTAAACTTCTACACTACTATCTTTTAGGTGTTGATTACCTCCTAAATGCCCTATGATTAGACGCAAAGTACCTCCATGTATTTTTTGAGGAACTACTCGTAAAACTTCCAACTCGTGTTTTTGCATCATTGCTACTAGCGGAGTAACTGTGTAGTAGTACATATGCTCATGGTACACCTGGTCAAATTGCTTGGTCTTCATATCATGAAGCCAGTACGGAAATTCTAGTACCCATACACCGTCTGATTGTAGAAGTTTTTTTACCCCTCTAACAAAAGAATTAGTATCCTGTAAATGTTGAAAAACATTTGTGGATACAACAACTTTGGCTAAAGTTTTAACTCGGGTAGGGGTATCTTCATTAAAAAACTCGCAGAGTGTATTAATTCCCTGTTCTTTAGAGTACTGTGTGATGTTTTCAGAACCATCAATATTTAGGTACTGTAGGGATGTTTTAGAAGTTTCTCGAAAAGTTTTAAGAAGTGTTCCATCATTACCTCCAATGTCTACAATAAGGTCCTGGTCTTTAAGTTGTAAGAGCTTCCGTACATCTTTGAACATTTTTCTACTATGAGAAATGTAGGGAGTGTTAACTCCAGACTTGTAAAGGTAGTTACTAAACAAAGACTGACTGTCTACAAAAGTAGTTAAAGCAGTAAGTTTTGATTCTGCAAAATAGTTTAGTTCTAAAGGAATCTTTTTGCAGGTTAAAGATTCTTCTAAAGTATCGGCAAGATTATTAACAAGCGGCATTTCGCCTAGAGAAAAGTACTTAAGTCTTTCTGAAGTTCCGGTTATCGGGCATGAATCACTCTGGGAAATTCTCATTATATTTTGCTGTGTTTAGGCTAAAATCTTTACTATGTTCTAATTGAATTTTGTCAACCTTGCTGTACTGTGATGCGTAAATATATGAACTTTTTCTGTAACCTCCTACATTTACAATTCCGTTAAGTTTACTCTGTATAATTTTTAAGATTTGAGGAGCAAGCACACCTACGTATTCTTTACTTGTAAATAAATTTATATATGCAGCAGGATAAGGAAATTTTCTACTTCCAAAACTAGTACGAATTATACAATGATCTTTCACCAATCTAGAAGAACATTCTCCCCCTAATTTAGTCCACGCATATTCGTTATTTGGGTATAGAGCATCATCCTCTACATGGTTACCAGTTCCGGGATAGACGTAGTCTGTGCTAATATATACCAATCTCTTACCATATTGCTGACAGTACTTAGCTATATTAGCAGCACCTATAATATTAACGTCTATAGCAGGAATAGGATTCTCAGAAACCTCTATGGAATTTGTTATTGCAGCTGCGTTGACTACAGTATCCGGGTTTACTTTATTAAGGTAGTAGAAGACTTCTTTAAAGTTAGTAATATCAATTTCCCGGCCCGTACAGACTAAGGAAGAATCTAGCTTTTGTAACTCTTTTCCCAGCAACCCTGTTCCTCCTAGTATTGCAATCACTCTGTTATTTCTTCAAATTCAACTTTTTCAATCGCTCGGCAAAAATAGAGTAAACCATCCTTACGGAAGGTATGCGAACAAAACCAGTACTGTTTAAGAAGTTCAACATCCCATTCACGACCTTCTCTAACTGTTCTAATAACCTGGTACCAATCATCTCCTACTGTTATAACCTGTCCTAATGTCATTACTATTCTCTGTACTTGAACTCAAACCTTTCGTTTTCTTTTCCTACTCCGATCCCATTTAAGGTAAGGTAGTTTAGTTTGTACCCGTAAGGATGTATAGCGGCGATAACGCCTGCTGGCTCAAGAACGCCAAGAGCCCACAACTGATGTAGGTTTGCTAGATATCCGTGTGGCATTATTTTAACTGTTTTACTTCGTAAATATTTCCTGAGGTAGTATTGGCTTGAAAGATCTCTGCTAGTTTCAAAGCAGCATCTGCAGATTCAAATTCCATAGCAATACCCTCGCTATCATTCACGATGATAGTACGAGGGGTTCCTTGGATGCTAGTATGCTTAAGAATGACGAAAGACATTAAACTTCTCTTTTAGTATCAAAAGCAATGATGTGTTCACGGCCGGTGAAGTTGTACATATTGTCTGTACACCATTGAATTACCGCTGGGTAAACTCGGATAAGTTCCTGACGATTATCCCCCGGAGGCATGATCCAAATCTTATGCTTAGGTACCTGTAGTTCATCTAGGAAAGACTTAATCTCTGCCCATGTCTGAGGGTCCTCCACTGGGTTTACTACTACCTTCATATGGTAGTCCGAATGGTAAGTCATTGACTTAGCAATCGACTCTTTATTGAGACGGTAACGGTTGTGAGTCTTGATAAGTTTCTCGTCTACAATATCCCCAAGAGGTGTAGTAGTCCCAAGTACAGGCACGCTGTTGCTAAATTTAGGGCTGAAAGATATAAGCCCAATAGGATGATCTGTTTCGAGGAAAGCAGACCCTTCTGTTTCGATTGTGATGATAATTTGCCTTTCATTTGCAAAGTGAGTTAGTTCATTTACAAGCTTAGGGTGCATGGTCGGTGAACCGCCCGTCAGCATCATCTCCTTAATTTCAGGATTCTGATCGTAAATGTTGATAATATCCTGGAAAGTGTATTTACCTTTCTCCGGATGGATTGAAGTGTACCAGCTATCACACCATCCGCCTTCTCCGAAGTAGCAGCGGTGGGTACAGCCTGTAGTACGGACTGCAACAGTAGGACGGCCGGCACGGCTGCCTTCTGACTGGATGCAAGTGTAAAGCTCTACAATCGGTAGAACTTTACTATAATCTTCTATTCTTCCTAATGGCATAATTAACCTTTATAAAATGCTGTGTTCTTTTCGTGCTCACGAAATTCAACTTGAACTACTTTAACACGATTATCTGTTTCTTCTTGAATAAATGTATTCAGTTTATTGTAGAAATACTCTGCAAAACGCTCTGCTCCAGTAGCTGGAATAACTCGTAATTGAATCATACCTTCTGTGTACATATTCTGGAAGTAAGAAAGATACGGATCATCTTCTGCAATAATTGTAGTATGGTCGAGCATATGATCCATCCATGCTTTAGGATTCATACCGTCAATAGTTCCAGTAGCACGTTTCATACCTCCGAAATCCCATACCCAGTTACGTTCGTCAAGTTCACCTTCGAACCATACTTTTAAACTTACTCCATAGCCGTGAAGGAATCTGCAGTGTGTTCCTTCGGCTTTCCATTG